CTGCATACGGAGGCGATATTGATGCGGCATTCGATGCCTATCGTCAAAACACATCAGACACTCTTAGCGAGCAAGGGAAAAAAGGCTCCATCGTATATGCTGATCGTGAGTTCGACCGCCTAGTTAAAGAGTACAAGGCAAAGCAGGCAAAGCCAGTAGAGCCAGCAAAGCCAGCAGTTGACCCTGTAATGCAGGCTCGTGTTAAGGATCGCATTAACAGAGCAGACGAAGACGGCGGACTCGACTTTGAAGACGTTGTTAAGCTGAACAAGATGGTTGATGACGGCGACCTTATGGGCGCAATCAACAGCATGAAGAAGATTGTTGAAAGCAATCTTGGTGCTGGCGCTGGCGCGAAGTACAGCCTAAGCAGAGCACCACAGCCAACCACAACAGGAAGGGACTTTGCATATGGCAAACTCAAAACCGTTGACGACCTCAACAAAAATGTCAGAGGATACCTTGCAGCACAAGGAAGCACAGACAGCTTTACCGCAGCGAGAGTACCTATCGGCAATCTTGCTGGAAAGATTCCCGGCCTCCCTTCCATGCAACGCATTGCCGATCTGTTCGGAAAGAAGCTCGTATATTTTGCAGTGGAGAAGGGAAGTGTTGACTTCATAGATGGCGCTGTCCTCAGCGGATCAGACACAATCTTCATCAATGTAAACAGCACCCGACCACACATTCGGGTCTTGGGCCACGAGATGGTTCATGCTTTGCGCTTCAGTAATAAAGAAATTTATACAGCACTGACGAAACATCTGTCGCCTTATCTGGATCAGGGTGGCATGAATGCCTATCGAGCGCAGCTCAACAAAGAGGGCATGAAAGATCCAGCATTGATTCTGGAGGAAGCTATTGGCGACATCGTTGGAGACAGATTCGGTGAGTCCTCCTTCTGGCAGATGATGGCTGATGAGAATCCAAGCATGTTCACGCAGCTTGCAAGAATTGTTGTGGACTTCCTTGATTCGGTAATGAGCAAGATCCGCAGCAAGCAGACTCTGGACTCCAAGAATCTGTTGACAGATGTCGCCGCCGCACGCCAGGCAATCGTCAGCGTTCTGGCAGACTTTGAACAGAAGCAGCCAACAGCTCCAGCAAAGCCGACAGGTTTGCCATCCTTCTCTCAGAAGAGGATGGATCTTCCTGCGGAATTCGGCACTCAACCAATACCAGATGGGTATGTTCGCCTATACCATCAGACAGATACGGAGTCCTTGGATAAGATCGCCAAGGAAGGCTTATCAATTAAGTACGCTAAGGGTATTGAAGGGCCGAGAGCAATCTACGCTGGTGAGACACCTTTCTATGGCCCAGTAGAGACAAGGCCAACGCTAGAGTTTGTTGTTCCCAAAGATCAGTGGGATGCTCCGTTTGTTCTTCAGGACGTACAGCCAAATCAAATCATTGCTGCTCACTATCCTTGGCACAGAAGAGTTCGGTATCTTGAAGATGCGGACAATCAAGACGTTCTGCAAAAAGCCTTGGCTGGGGAATTTGATAATCTTGAAGGCGACTACAAGCTTGCTGTTGAGTACGTGAAAGATAAGTACGGCAAGCCAGCGGAAGAGGCTGCGCCAACTATGTTCAGTCGCAAGCCAGAAGGCGAGACCTTCTACTCTGCAATGGAGCGTGGCTTTGAATCTGTCAAACAAACATCTATGCCAGCCCAGCAGTGGAAGTCATGGCTCAACTCAAACAAGGCACAGCTTGGTATCAAGAATGCTGAGATCGAGTGGACTGGTATCAATGAGTGGTTTGATCTACAAGAAGGCAAGGTCGATAAGCAGACCGTTCTTAACTGGATTGCAGGGAATAAGGTTCAGCTTAACGATATCATCCTTACCGGATCTGGGAGGTATATATCCGATGATGATCTTCGAGATGCGTATGTCGCAGCTAGTGATGAGTTTATTGAGGATGTAAATTTAAGCAGGCAAGAATTGCTGGCCGAGCTTGGATACCCAGCTGATATGCAGGCATCAGGCCCGCAGCATAAAAAACTCACTCTTCCCAATGGCAAGGATTACTTTGAGCTTATTTTGACCGAGCCATCTATTGACCCATATAAGTCAGATGATGACATTCACTTTGGCGACTTGTCTGACGGCAAGCAGATTGGCTGGATTCGTGGAAACATAAGAAAAGATAAAGACGGAAACAGCGTTTTATTTCTTGAAGAGATACAAAGCCAAAGGGCGCAAGAGGGTAGAGAGCGTGGCTTTGTTGAAAAGATAGAAGTTAAAAGGACTTTGTATGGTCGTTGGCGGGATGCAATTCGGTCTGGCGAGGTTAAGACAGAGGGAAGAAAGAAGTTTCTAAAGTGGTTTAACACTCAGCCTGAATCTGAAGGTGTGTCAGAAAGTGAGGCCATACAAAAATATCAGTTTTTCTTACGGGCTAGACTACCAGAGTCTGCTTTTAATTTGGATGATGTTCCGGTCGCTCCATTTGTCGGAGAAACTAAGTCTTGGGTATCTCTTTTGATGAAAAGAGCCATCGCATATGCACAGTCAAAAGGCATAGACAGGGTTTCATGGACAACCGGAGACCAGCAGAACGACAGATACAGGTTATCTAGATCCATTGATGAGATTTACTATGACCCATACGAGGACGGCAAAACATTTGAGGTGACCGCCTTAAAGGATGGGAATGAGGTAGGCCAAGGCAGTGGTCAGATGGGATTGGAGTCAATCCGCCGGACGTATGGAAAAGACATAGCCAAGATGATGGTCGATGGTGTCGGTGAGCAAGTTGACGACACCGTTAAAGCTATTCGTGGAGAAAATCTTGATGCTGGTGGCGCAGGTATGCGCGAGTTCTACAACACCATTGTTCCTTCTGTCGCTAAGTCTATCGTCGGGAAAGATTCGGTCACCGTAATGGAGCTTGAGGATACGGGACAACAGCTTGGCTTTGTCATACCCGAAAAGCTACAAGAGCAGGTCGCCAATGATGGCTTTCCAATGTTCAGCCGCAAGCGTTACGAAGATCAGTTCTCTGATGTCAGCCCTGACACCCGCGAACGTGCGCTGAACAAAGGCTTCTACTCTCCTCCCACAATCAAGGAGAGACTGGATCGCCTCCGTCCAAACTTCGCAATGCGTATCGTTCAAGGTACGTTCGACAAGTTCCGCTCTGTTCGTGACATCAGTCAGAAAGCCTACCTCATGCTTCGCATGTCGTCTGGTTCTCAGGATGGTGCTGTCTCCGCTCTTCTGCACTACGGTCAAGTCTTCAATGATGACGGCGCACTGAATGTGAAGAAAGGAACACAGGGACTGTTGGAGGTTCTTGATCCTGTGGGCGGCGAGGTTGATCGCTTCCTGCTCTGGATTGCGGCCAACCGTGCAGCGGCTCTGTCGAAAGACGAGCGCGAGCGTTTCTTCAGCCCTGAAGACATTAAGTCTTTGCGTGGCCTGAACATGGGTACGATGAAGAATGGTAAGTCTCGTCTTGCTATCTACGCCGAGACCCTGAAGAACATGAACGAGCTGAACAGATCTGTTCTGGATGTCGCCAGGGATACCGGGTTGATTGATGCCGAAGGGTATAAACGCTTCTCCGCAGACATCTGGTACATCCCGTTCTATCGACAGATGGAAGATGACGGCAGCCTGTCCGCAGCCCAGACCAGCTCTGGAGCTGTTGGTCAGTATCTATCCAAGAAGTTGAAGGGAAGCGAGCGTCCATTGAATGACCTGATGGAGAACGTCCTGATGAACTGGACGCACATCCTGTCAGCCTCGATGAAAAACCAAGCGGCAGTGGAAGCATTGACCTCCGCTACCCAGATGGGCGACATCGTTACCAAGCTGGAAAGACAAGAGAAGGGCGCTGTTAAAGTTATGGAGAAGGGCAAAGAAACCTTCTACCGCATCGACGACGAGTTCCTTCTGACATCACTGTCTGCTGTTGCTCAGATGCCCAGCTACGGATGGGGCATGGACATCATGCGTGGCTTTAAAACTACGTTGACTCGCTTCATCTCCTTGTCTCCCACCTTCAAGATCAACAACTTGATCCGAGACTCGATCCAGTCTATCGGTCTGTCTGAACTCAGTGGCAACCCAATGGGCAACGTGATGCAGGGATGGAGAGCCTACAAGACGGAACGTGCCGAGGCTCTTGCTGGTGGCGGACTGTTTGCTATGGGCAACGCCTTCGACGGAGATCAGTCCGCATCAGTGAAGCGCCTGCTCAAGACGGGTGTGAACAAAGCTGACATCTTGGACACACCAGAGAAGGTGGCCTCCTTCTTTGGAAAGATGCAAGACAAGTACGACGAGGTGAGCGATGCCTCTGAGAATGCCAACCGCCTCGCGCTGTACCAACAACTCCGCGCAAAGGGAGCCTCGCACCTTGAGGCATCCTACGCCGCAAGAGATTTGCAGGACTTCAGCTTGCAAGGTAGCTGGTCTGCCATCCGCTATGCGGCTCAGGTTCTGCCGTACTTCAACGCCAGACTTCAGGGTCTGTACAAGTTGGGTCGTGATGGACTCGACCCCACCATGCAGGTGTTGACAGGCAAAGCTTCAGACACCGAGAGACAGAAGGCGGCAAAGTTTGCCACTGTCACCGGAGCTGTCGTGACTGCTGCCATGATCTTGTATCTGTCTCAGAAGGACGATGAGGATTGGAAGAAGCGTGAAGACTGGGATCGTGATGCCTTCTTCTGGTTCAAGATCCCCGGAACTCAAACAGCCGTCCGCATCCCCAAGCCATTCGAGATGGGTGCGATTGCGACTCTGGTTGAGCGCATGACAGAACAGATGATCGACTCACAGGTCGAGGGCAAAGTCTTTGGAAAACGATTGCTGGCTGTGTTGCATGACACTTTCGCCATCAACCCCATCCCGCAGGCCATCCGCCCTCTCTACGACATCGCCCGTAACAAAGATGGATTCACTGACCGGCCCATCGAAAGCATGGGCATGGAAAGAATATCTGTCCAGAACCGTGTCTCCCCTGGAACATCTGGAGCTGCTGTTGCACTTGGAACTGTCAACAGTCTGTTCGCTGAGTTTGCTTCTAAGGCTACCGGCGGGGCTATCGGCACACAGTCCACGCAGCTATCGCCAATTCAGTACGACTACTTGCTCAAGGGATACCTTGGCTGGGTCGGAACAGTAATTCAGACAGCATCCAATGTGGCGGCTACTCCATTCAAAGATGGCGCATCGTCACGGTACGAGCGTATTGATGACTTCTTGGTTGTGGGCAACTATGTCAAGACAGTTCCTCAGTCACAGTCTCGCTATGTCACATCGTTCTATGAGAACGCCAAGGACATCGCAACCGCAACATCAGATGTAAGCCACTTCCTGAACTCAGGTCAGCTTGAGAAAGCCAAGGAAGCGTTCGTGGAGAAGAGCGACAAGATTGCCCTAGCCAAGCTGTACACCAAAGGAACCAACATGATGTCAACCATTGGTAAACAGGTGAGGATAGTGGAAGATGATCCCAAGATGAGTGGCGCAGAGAAGCGGCTTGAGATTGAAAGACTGCAACAGCTTCGCATCCAGATAGCCAAGGATGTCGAGGACATTCGTATCGCAGCCAAGAAATGAAAGAGTGCAGTAAATCCATGACCCGCAGAGTTCGTGACCCGAACTTTGCGAAGCGTTACTTTGTTGGGAATGGAGTAGACATCGGCGGTAGGCCAGATCCAATCTCGGCGCATCGAGATATGTTCAGCGGCATGGGCGATGTCAGGATATGGGACTTAGAAGATGGGGACGCACAGTTCATGGCTGGTGTTCCTGCTGAGTCCCTAGACTTTGTTCACAGCAGCCACTGCCTAGAGCATCTTGTCAATCCACGGGCTGGCCTCAAGGCTTGGTTCAATCTTTTGAAGCGTGGAGGCCATCTCATTGTCACCGTCCCCGACGAGGATCTGTATGAGCAGGGTGTATTCCCAAGCACCTATAACTCAGACCACAAATGGACGTTCACCACGCACAAGAAATACTCTTGGTCAGATCAGTCCATCAACGTAACAGATCTGTTTGTCGATCTTGGTGAGGCAGCGGAAGTAATTAAGATGGAACTCATAAGCGATGGCTATGAGTACGGGGCAAAGCGTTTAGACCAAACAATGTTCCCCGGAGTCGAGTGCGCCATTGAGTTCATCGTCAGGAAGAGAACAATACAAGAGCTTGCAGACAGAGGAAGATGGAGGAGATCATCATGACGACATACACAAAGCCTGAGTTGCGTGATCGCATCAAGAAGCAGGTAATGGCTGGCAGCAAGGGCGGTGACGCTGGCGAGTGGTCTGCCCGTAAAGCTCAACTGGTAGCTCAGAAGTACGAAGCTGCTGGCGGCGGGTACTCTGGTGGAAAGACTGGAGAACAGAAGTCTCTGTCTAAGTGGACGAAGGAGGATTGGAAGACCTCCGATGGCAAGCCTTCCGAGGGTAAAAAAAGATACCTCCCCGCAAAAGCTTGGGACAGCTTGTCACCCAGCGAGAAGGCTTCAACAAACAAAGCCAAATCGCAAGGCAACAAACAAGGGAAGCAGTTCGTAGCACAGCCTAAGAAGATTGCTCAGAAGACGAAGGTGTTTCGCCGCCCGTAGCGTTGCGATGCCCATCAATCCAGTCTACTATGTCTTCTCGATAGGCTTTCCACCGACCGTTCTCATCGAACCGAAATGCCGGAATCTTTTTTGAGACGCACCACTGTCGGGCTGTCTCAGGTACAACCCCAAGCATTCGCGCAATCTCACCGACTCCGATCACTTCTTTCATAGCTCTAACTCCCCTTGTTCTCCATCGGAGGCATTCTCTACTGCGATCTGTCGGCCAAGAGCCTCGACCAGTTCGTCTTGGTTTGCAACCTTGACGTTAATCAAAGACTTGGCGACATGGCTCAGTGCCTGTGAACGATGAGAGGCACGAACCAAACGAATGGTTTGGCCGTGGCCTACGATATAGATGCGTTGCTGTTTCATTTCTGTTTTACTTTCTTTGTTTCTCGGTACTCCCACATCCCCACATAGTGAGGGAACATGAGGTCGAACAGTCGTGCTAAGTACGGACTGTGATTGTTGTTGATCTTCCACTCGCCGCCAGTCTCGGCTACGGCAGAGTGGTGTCTCAACACATGGATGATGGTTCGGGCAGAGTAGTGCTTGAATCCTTTGCTACGAACCTTGTTGGCCTCTCCAACGAATGCGTCCCATACATGGAGATTCTCAGGGAGCCATGCAATGAAGTCATCACTGAATAGCTCCTTGTTGTCGGACATGACTTGAACGATTGGGTGCATGGTCAGAAGGGGAGGTCGTCGTCTTGCTCAGGGAATTCTTTTTCCGGCGCAGGCTTTGAGTCACCAGACTTCTTTGTGCCGCCAGAGATAAGCTCAATCTCTCCGACAGATCCAGCCATCTTTACGCCAGCTCCGCCATCTTTTTTCTTGAACTCCTCGATGTGAGGGTCATTGATTACGGCATATATCAACTGGCCTTTGACTAGGTACTGAGCAAGAGTGGATGCACGTTTGCCCCATAAGCTTGCGTCCAGCCATTGGGTTGGTCGACTTCCGTCTTCACCCTTGCGCCCGTGGTTATAGGCTAGAGATAAGTTGCAGACATCCTCTCCGCTAGAGGTTTTGCGGATCTCTGCGTCACGACCAACACGAAAAACACCTGATAGATTTGCCATTTTTAATCCTTCAATTTGTAAAGAAAAGTTGCATGTGATTCGAGCTTTGGTGGTTGGGATTTCTTTTCTCTTGGTGGCTCTACTTGGGCTACCACCCAACACCAAAAGTCAGCCAGCCGCAGATGCAGCCAGTCCCAATACTCTGCCGATCTGTCCACTCTTGTGACAGACATTATTTCCGGTGTCCATACCACGAAGTCGCAGTAGGATCTTCCTGTGATTTGCATCCCGCCTTGGATCTGCGCCATGTAGTACGGTGGTATTTCGGGGTAGAGGGTTTGGGAGTACGGGCATTTAACTTCGCCATACCCCTGATCCCCAACAAGAAAATCGGGTGAACCTCCAAGCCAAGCCATCTCCGGATGGGGTACGAACCCCACCAAATCGAGGCGAGCGTTCTCTTCCATGTGTCGATTACGGTATTCCTCAATCGCCGTAGCCTCATTCTGTTCACCCCAATCTGTTGCCGTGTTTCCAACGAATGGCTCTTCCAACCCCATCATCCTTCGCCACAACAGTTGCCGTGACCCAGGCCCGAGTCCTGCTGCCTGGCCGAAAGCAGAAGCTGTCAGCTTCCCCTCTCTGTCCTTGTGCCACTGTTCTGTCTTTTGGTTCGGGTTCATTCCAAACCCTTGGCGAGAGCTTTGCAGAACTCCTCGGTCACAGCCTTCTCGTCCTCAGACAGAAGAGCGAACTGACCACGGAGGGTATCTTTTGACTTGCACTCGGACAGCCTGCGCTTCAATGCGTCTACCTGTTCGGCTGTCATCTTGGCCTTGATCTCAGCTTTGGGTGCGCCAGCTTTGGCGGCTTCTGCCTTGCGGTCGTTGACATATTTGTTGTCGTCGAACAGGCCGAGGTAGATGTCAGCAGAGAATCCCAGCATTGACAGAGCCTTGCCGATAGCATCTGTTAAGGATTTCTTCGGGGCTTCCTCGTCTGTGAAGTAGCCATTCTTGTTCTTGCCGACAAAGGTTGTCTGACCGAAGTGCTCCACCTCACCAGTGCCGGTGTGGACATCTTGACCCAAGTCGTTCTTTGCGAAGATCGGGTAGCGCAGTTTTATCCTGACAAAATGGACAGACTCGCTGGCTACACAGTGCTTGTGTACGATTGACTTAGTTAGTACACGCTCACCTTTACTGTCCAACGTCCACTCCTCAGTGAGTTCATCGACGATGATTGGTGTGCCGTGCATGAGACCCTGCTCAATGATTGACACCCCCCACATGCCGCCCATTGGCCCCCACATCTCAGTGGCTTTGCGAAGTTGGTAGGTGTGATTGATGGCTGTGCCGGAGAAGCCGCCGCCCCTGCTGAACGATTTAACGTGGCGCGGGTCGGTTGTGCATGAGGCGTTCCATACGCTCAAAAACTCATTGTTTTGGTCTGACATAGTGTTCCTTTGTTGACGCAGTGTAAAGAGATTGCAGTTTAAATCCAGCAAATAATGCTGTCTTTCACCACGATTATACAATGTATTGTAGTTTTCTACAATAAAAACCAAGTAAACCACATGGGTATGCTTGCTTTTTATTTTCAGATGCGTGACACTCCGTCCCGCAGGGTAGGTTCTTGGTCGCTCTAAGAACTGAAAGCACTGGTAGTTTGTTCCTTTCGACCAGTGTTCCCTGCCCCTTCGGGGTATCAAAAGAAAGGTGAGAAAGGATTAAATGTTCAGCTATCAATTTCATATCAGGGACTACCTGACGAAGACAAGGCATCTCAGCCAAACCGAAGACCTCGCGTACCGCAGGCTGATGGATGTGTACTACACAGAAGAGAAGCCACTCCCCCTCGAATCAGAAGACTGCGCTCGTTTGATCGCCATGCGCGACCATGCCAAAGACGTTGATCGTGTGTTGCACGAGTTCTTCACGAAGGCTGACGATGGCTGGAGAAATGATCGTTGCGACTTCGAGATCGAGAAGTACCACGGCAAGGCTGAGTCTGCGAGACGAGCCAACAAAGCCAAGATCAGCAAGAAAGAATCTCTGAAATCAGAACTGAAATCAGAACAGATACCAGAACCGATTCAGGATGCAACCCATAAACCCAAGAACCCAAGAACCCTTAAGCCCACCTTACCTACGGAGTGGTTCGATTCCTTTTGGTCAGCCTACCCTCGCAAGATAGCAAAGGCTGAGGCACTGAAGGCGTTCACAAAGATCAATCCTGATGAGACCGTCCTTGCCAAGATGCTTGCATCTGTCAACGCATCCAAGCAAACAACTGACTGGACAAAGGACGGTGGTCAATTCATTCCGTTCCCCAGTACGTGGTTGAACCAGCGTAGGTGGGAGGATGAGACGGCAGAACAAACCAGTGTTCATTTTGAGGGGATGCTATGAAGACGGAAGAACAATTAAAGTTTGAGGCTGACTTGCTTCGACTGGAGCAAGAGATGGATGGGATTCAAAGATGCCTTGATAACGTCCGTAGCGAGGTCATTGAAGAGGTAGCACAGCACATTGAGAAGCTCACCTCCTTTGGTGCTGACACCGTGAGTGGCCTAGCCATATACGTTAGGGAGATGAAGAAATGAGGATGGCAGCATGAAATTATTACCTGATGGAGCAGACAGGATTTGGGAATCAAGGATGCTTGGTTTCAAGCCAAACGAAATGGTTCTTGTGTCCTTGGTTGGGGATCTTGTTGATGGCAACTGGCAGATCTTTCTGTCGTCATCTGTCCACCCCAGAGATTATGAATGGCGATGGGTTCGTGACCTTCAGATATGTTTGGTCTACGACAGCACTTGTAGTCAGGAGCGAATCAAAGATACCGCGCTTGCGATTGCCGAGAACAAATCTGTTGGCGAGGATTCCATCAGCGATGGATTTCATGGATCACTTTTTCTGTGGAACGTGAGTGTCGAGAAAGGCGCACACATGAAGCACACCCCTGAGATATATGGCGACCCATACTTATCTCTTCCATCCCACTCTGAGGAAGTCAAGTACAGAGGTTTGTACCCATACGAGATACCGTTCTTTCAAGGAATAAAAAATGTCATCTAACATGATCTTTTCGGCTGACAGCATTGACTTTGCTGAGTACGCCAGTGAGCCGCACGATAAGGACAAGATCTCTGAGCCAAAGGCATACAGAGACGAGACCATCGAACTACTGAATGGCGGGGAGATGGTTAAGGGAGCTACTCTTCCTTGGCCTAAGACGCACGACCATATCAGGTTCAGGGCTGGAGAGGTGAGCTTGTGGATGGGTATCAATGGTCACGGTAAATCTCTATTGACCAGCCATGTCATGCTGGACTTCTTGCATCAGAACCAAAAGGTTTGTATCGCAAGCTTCGAGATGAAGCCAAGAGCCACACTCGCTCGCATGTGTAAGCAGGCGGCTGGCGCTCCTCAGCCAACGAATAGATTCGTCGATGCGGTAATCAACCATGCGACAGGAAGACTTTGGCTGTACGACAAGATGGGACAGACAGATCCAGCGCATCTGTTGGCAATCATGAGGTACGCAGCGAAGAAGCTTGACATTCAGCACTTCGTAGTTGACTCGCTCATGAAGGTTGTCAAAGGCGAGGATGACTACAACGGTCAGAAGAACTTCGTTGATAGCGTGTGTGCGTTTGCTTTGGACTTCAACGTCCATGTCCACATCATCCATCACAGCCGCAAGCTTGGAGATGAGATGCAGATACCAAACAAGATGGACGCAAAGGGCAGTGGCGCAATCGTAGATCAGGTGGATCAGTGCTTCACCGTGTGGAGAAACAAACGCAAGGAACAACAGGTTCAGGCTGGCAAAGAGGTGGACGAGGGTATGCCTGATGCAATCTTGGTGTGTGATAAGAATCGACACGGAGATTGGGAGGGCAAGGTTGGTTTGTTCTACAGGGCTGGCGCTTGCTCATACTCCCAGTCACCCAGCCATCCGACTTATTACAGATACGACAGATACATGCAGGAAGAAGGAGTAGCAATATGAGCAATGCACCAACGGCGCATGATTTAATGATGGAGCTTGAGTCAGCCTATGCAATGCTGGAATCCTATAAGCAGGCAGTCCACCAGCTCTCGTTTGATCTTGAGATGACCAAGGAGAATCCAAATACGTTTGCGAATGTTGCCGCAATAAGGAAGATCGCCCTCAATCAGGCCGCAGATTTTGTCTCGGACTGGGGGGTTCCAAAGTCTGGGGAGGATTTTGTGAAGTTGTGCGAACAGATAAGGTCGCTTCACGAAACAAGGGCGCTTGCCGTAGCAAGAGGGTTGGCTGCCATCGGAATTCATTAAGGAGATAAACCATGAAAGATGTTGCTGACATCAAAGACCAGATCCGAGAAGAGCAAAAGAAAAAGAACAGAGAACAGATGCCAGAGATAGCCAAGTTGATGGATCAGGTTAACGCCAGGTTCCCTGGATCAAAGCTTATCTGGGCGAAAGATTTAACGACAGGCAAAGAGATTGGAAAGAAGACGGAAGAGAAGAATCTGTTCCAAATCCCAGCAAACTACAGTGTACAGGCGGAGGTGAAGAATGTACGAAAAGGCAGAAGCAAGACTCGCTGAGATGCGGGATAAGGCGGGTCTGTTCTCAGAGGCTCAGGCGAAAAGGAATTACCTTGAGAAGTACCGAGAGTCGTTGCTTGCAATCCTCATGAAAGAGTATGAGCTTCAAGGATTCAAGACAGCCGCCGCTCAGGACAGAGAAGCAAGGGCTGATGCGAAGTATCTTCAAATGTTGATTGACCTTCGCACGGCAACAGAGATTTCAGAGAAACTTAAATGGGAGTTGGAGATCTTGAGGCTGGGAGTTGCAGTGTGGCAGACAACACAGGCGAACGAACGGATAGAGCGCAAGGGTTATGGGGCATGAAGGTTATTCCTCCGTACCTTACTTTCAAACAAGCACTCACCAATGGGTACGTCGAACGCATGGAGTCTCCAGCCTACACAAAGTGGGTGAAGACTCTCAGATGCGTGAGTTGCAACACAGCCGCAGACGACCCGCATCATCCGCATGGGGCTGGGTTCAAGGGTATGGGTACGAAGGTTCCAGACTGGTGGGTCATCCCAATCTGTCGGCCTTGCCATGATGAGCTGCATCATGATGTCCATGCGTGGGAGGATGTCAACGGATCACAGTTAGAACACGCCGCCTTGACTCTGTTGCAGGCAATAAGAGAAGGGGTGCTTCATCTTGGAAAAGAGTAGAACAATACGGAAGTGTCAGACAGTCGGCTGCGAGCAACCATCGGGGTTTTACGGGTACTGCCTCGGACACGAGCCTGAGTTTGTTGCGAAAGAGTTCGACAGATTGGTTGTTGCGGGAGTAGCCAAGCAAGACAAGCCGACCTGTTACGAGAGCCAGCGCAAGTGGTCTGAGTACGTGGTTGCATTCGTGCATAGCAGTGCGCCCGACCGCAGGGCAACAGTAACAATCGAACACTGCAAAGACTGCACTCCAATCTACAGAGACGAACAGTATGGGCTTGGTAGGTGCGAGCATCCTGAGACTGTGTTCGTCAAACCCGACACCAGCAACGGCGGTCTTGTTGGGATACCACTGAAGAACGTCAGAGACTCACGGAGATGGGAGCAGGCAATGATGGGTATGCTTGGTCAGGTCGTATCTCTCCCAAGCACGAAGGCTATGGAGGAGATCATGAACAAGATCGAGGCATCCAAGAAGAAGGTTGGCAGGCCGAAGAAAGAACAGACATGATCTTGCCGTACCCGATCAGCACGAACGTGTACTGGAGAAACTTTCGTGGGCGCATGGTCAGGAGCAGTGCCGCCATTGCGTACAAGGATGAGGTTGGCTGGATAGCCAAAGCCAATAAGTTGCAACTGTTCACTGTCCCAGTGGCGGTGGTGTTGGTTCTCCATCCAGTTAGGCCAGCGGATGCAGAGAAGCGAGAGAAGAAAGACAGGTTGTGGGGATTGGGTGTGCGGAGAATAGATATAGATAACGCACAGAAGGTAGCGTTAGATGCGCTACAGGGGATAGCCTATGAGAATGACAGGCAGATAACATCCTTGTGGATTAAACTTGGACAGCCAATTAAAGATGGCGGTCTCCATGTAACGATCACCGAAGACAAGGATTGGATATGAGATTTCACAGTGTCGAGCAGGCGATTAAGTTCTCGTTCAATGTCAGCGAGAGGCAGGAGTTCAGCCGAACAGATTTGCTTGGCACGAGAGGCACGAGTCAGGATGACTTGTCGCCTATGGACTTACACGCACAAGCAGCGATGATCCAGTCTATGGTGGGCAGGCTTCATCAGGTGGAGAGAGATTCGATTCTGTCGATGTATGGGAGGGGTCGGATTAGGTCTGATGCGATACGTGGGTTCGCAGGATATTTGCACCATCATGTAAGCGGTACTGTACCTAGTGTCCGTGAGTTGCAGATCATTCTCATGCACTGGTCAACCAAGAGACCAAGCATACGGAAGATTGCAGAGGAGAGGGGCGTGAGCTACAGGCAAGTCTGCAACTGGCGCAACGCTGTTCTTCGTGCTTGGATGCCAGTGCAGGTACGAGCCATTGAAAGATTACATGAACAGATGTTTACCGATGGCGGCTTCGAGCTTGCCGCTTAGTCGCAGTGGGACAGGCCATCGTAGAAGCCATACTCCACAGCCTTTGAAGCGATAGCCTTAACGACTGACTCGTATTCAGCCCTAGTCATTACGACCATAGCCATGTCTTTGCTTGGGCGAAACTCTTCGCAGACTTTTGCGATGGACAAATCTGTATCTTCATTCATGCTTGCACTCCTTTTCTGTATGTGAATGAGTTGTGTGATCGTGATGGTAAATCATAGGCATCGTATGCCCCACGGCGCAGACAGGTATCACGGAGTTCTTCCCCGACATAGTTTCCTCTTGCGAACAGATCGTTCTGTTGTGCCATCACGGTTTTGCGTGGCATCTTGTATAGCTTGTCGGCATTGCCGAGTTCTATCTTTGCGTCCAGTCCCTTGTTGGTCAGACTCCATATCTTGTTGTCTGTCGCAAGGAGAATCATGCCAGCCGGAAGAAGTTCTTGGAACAGAACATTCTCTATGTCTACCAGTGACTTACCAGCCAGTGCGCCTGTCTTCTTCATACTCTCGACTGTCATCTCTCCGTTAGTTGCGAGCAACGAAAGAATGCGATGAGCAATACTACCAACCTTGATTGTTATTTCCATTTTGATTTCCTTTGCAGTTATGTGATGTGGCTTCTTCCCTGCCGAGCCACACTTTCTTACACCTGGGGCAGAACCAAGCAACAGATTCGACGACGACTGTCCTCTTATCAATGTGCAATCCACACACTCGTCCATAGAATGTGCGAATCATTTCTATCATTTGATCTTCTCCTTAGCAAGCATCTAAAAAAGTTCCATCGTTATCCAATAGCACGAATCGAATCGCCCCCTTGCCACCCATCATGTCGGCGGTTATGGATATAGCTTCCAGCGTATCAGCCAAGTCACCACCCACCTCATACAGGCTTCGGTATTCGGTTTCTAAGCCACCGATCTCACGCAGTCCGCCCATCTTTTTTGCCTCAGTAAAAGATGAGTATTGATCTGTTCTCCAAAAACATAAATTCATTTTGTTTCTCCTTTTAGGTTTGGGATTGGTTGTGCATCCAACATATCTCGACACGCAATGATGGATGCAATGTCATCACTCACAGGCTCTGTGCGCTGTGGTGGGTGGGTGTAGGTCTGCCCACAGTTGTGGCATTGCACAACGCCGTTAAGGGGATTCCATTTAACTGCACTTGCATCCGTGTAACCGCAACAAGGCAACGCCACAGGCTCTTGGCTTTCCAACTCTGCAATGGCTTGCTTCCCTGCTTGAATGGCTTCAAAGTAATAGCCATCAGCATTGTCTTCGTCGTATGTCCACGCCGTTTCTAACGCCTCTACCATCTGTTTCAATACTTCAATCATGCTTGTTCTCCCTTCGCACCTTTCGCCTATAGCTTGCGTCAGCTATCCATATAGATAGCGCACCGATGACAACGACAGATGAACCGCCAATGAATAAAAGGATGAGTGTCCATATAACATCTAGCATAGCTTCACCCTGTAGTCGCTGAGTTTTACATCCGTGAGATCACCCACTGCCACGGCTTCGAGTGCATCCTTTAGGTATGCACACAGTTCCATGTAAGCCTCATCCTCAGAAGAGAATGTGACTGGCTTTTCGTTGTCATCTGTCCAAGTATTTATCCAGCCGTCACACAGTGTGAGGTGTTGGATTTCGTATCTGTTCATTCTGTTTGTCCTTTACGTTGAGTGAGTTGCGTGGGATGCACCATATCTCTCGACCGTCTCCGCAGTCTATGAGGAATGCGCCAGCAATGCGACCAGCCTTGAGAAGCTGATGCACACGCTGACGGGATACTCCCATGAGTTGCGATGCAACGGTGAGAGATACGTGTCCCCGCTCTAGGCGGAGACTGAGCATTACAGACCGTCCTTCTTCATAGCCTTGATGAGATCTTCTATGCCATGCTCTTCGCATGACATAACACTAGATGCACAGTCCATAAGCTCCTTGGCTTGTGCATCTGTATTGAATTCCAGCTTGGATGCCTCACACGCTTTAGAGATTGTCCGTATGGAGATCTCACCGTCGATTTTTTCCAAAGCCTTGCGAACAGATTTCGGCATCTCTGTCATATCGGAAAGCATCTGCAACAACAAATCCATGAGTTGTCTACGCTTGAGTGTGAGGATGACAAGCTCAACCATCAGTGCGTAGTCCTCGCCCTTGGTCTTTTGAATGTTCTCCATCACAGCGAATGCGGATTCAAACGCCTTCTCAACATCATCCTTGGGTTGCTCTTCGCTCTCTCTCGACAGATCGATAGCAATCTGCACCATCGTGTGAGCCGCAGAGGAAAGACCACCAACGTGCCAGTTTGTTATCTTCTTGGTGGGCAGACCAGCCTCACCAAGATACGCCACTCCATCTTTCCAGTTATAGATAGTCGCAATGGTTCCGTCAGAGAACTCGACAATCCACTGAGCATCCACCTTGTCGCACTCCCACTCCAGTGGCTTGCCGAACAGAGAGCGAAGCTCCCTATAGGTAGCCTTCACCTCACCCACTAGGGATACTCCGTTAACTGCGTCCTCTAAAGTCTCTTTGTCGTTGTGTGTTTTGAAATTCATGCTTGTTGCTCCCATTAGTTTGTTTAAGCAGCGATCCATACAACCTCCCCATTTACTCGAATGGGCATCACCCATTCCACATCATCTGTCAACTGTTCCAGTGTCATCGAGGCATCGGCAGACTCGCCAGTGTCCATGTCACAGCCAAGCACAAGACCCTTGCCAGCCAGTGGGTTGGGGTAGAACTTGTGCTGAAAGAACCGCTGATCTTCCGCATACAGACCCTCATCATCTACATAGATGCCATCGCCCTTGCTATTCAGTCGGGCAACGTCGAAGGTTTGTGCGTCAATCAGATCGTAGATCTGTCGGAAGTCTCCTGTGTAGTTGACCTCGGTGATCTCTTGCTTGAAGGGGTTAATTAAAAAAGCTCTCATGTGATTTCCTTTCAGTGTGTGAGCAAAACAAATACAGCTACGGGTAACAGAACAATCAACACACCAATCCATATGTCCTCGCCAAACCCATATGGTTCGTAGCTAGGTTCGATGGGTGGCGGCGCAAATAATCTTTGAGCAAGATCATCTTCGCTAGTCCATCTGTTGACAGACGGAGGTTCATAGTCAGCATCAATGCTGACGTTGTGCTTAGGCCAAGCTTTCATCTTTGGTTCCTTTCTTTTGAATGCCACAGGCTGTACGTACTTTGGCAACTGCACCAGCAATAGCTTTGTCACCCTTGCCGCGAGACTCCAACAGATTGCAGACAGCTTCCATCGCGGTCATCATCCCAGCAGGTGCTTGGGTTCCGTTCTTGATAGCCTCGTCAGCCACCTTCTCAATCATAGATACCACACCGCTTACAGTAGCCAACTGAATGCTTTGCATTGTCATTTTTTTTCCTTTGTTTACGTTTCTTTTTTCGCTCTATCGATTCCTTAGCCTTCGCCTTAGATCGCTCTTTGCCAGCCTGTTGTATCTGCTGGGTCGTGAGTGGTGTATCAGGTGGGGGTGGCATCATGCTCACCCCTGCACCTCCCATCATTGCGGCAAGCACCAGCCTGCCGATAATCTCATGCGGATTGAACAGCATTCTGTTTGTCCATGAGGTTCATGTAATGAACGATCAGGTCGCCTAACCCAAGCTGATACTTGGGGTGTAGGTACGACTCAGGAAACTTCCAAAGAGGATTGAGTCCGAGGTTAAGAGCCGCATCTGTCAACAGAATCAATCCGACAACGTGCTTAACGCCATTGCCGTGTAGATGCAGTGGGTGGTCGGGCAAACCCAAGTCACCATACACCATGCGAAACTTGTGCATGAATGCTAGGTTGTGCTTGAGTTCTTTCCAGTGTGAATCGATGACTGACTCAGCCATAGCCAGTGTCTGCATTGGGTCGATGGTCACCGTGTCATCACGGTCATTCTCGATCTCGTCAATCCCATCATGGAACAACAGATTGATCGGTGCATCTGTCTTTACTTCGCTTAGCTTCATAGTGATTCCCCTTCGTTGAGTAGTTCAAAAATTTCCATGTCGGTGTCGATGGTTACGCTGTCACCGTTAACACTGATGACACATCTCATGTGGGCATCTACTGGCAGACCTCCAGCGTGTTCATGAATCATTGCAAACATGACAGGAAACCTGTCTGTTGGCTTGGTGTCAGACCATATCTTGTCTGTCTCCAACTGTCTGTTATAGCCTCGCCTTTCGGCGATGATGCAGGCCACGATAAGCTCTGCTTGTGTGAAATATTTCATAGTCATTCTTCGCCTCCAGTCAGTAAGTTTTGTAATTCCTTGTCCATGATCTTCTCCACACACTCACCGGCTAAATAATTCCAGCCTCGTTCGTTGAACTCTGCGAGTATGTAAAGCTCCTCGTATGGTCTACCCCTCACCTTGAGTTGATCTGTCTCGACACGTAGGGCTTGAGCAATACGAGCCACAGCAACACGAAGGCTTAACAGTTCCTTTCTATCCTCGCTCATGGTCACTCCTTGAATACGTCAGCCACACCGACACGGTTGCCGTTAACGTCACGGAGGATGAACACATCACCCACCTTCAACGGTTCGGGGTGTTTCGTCAGGGTCTCTACGAGAGACTGCAACAGACGAACAGATTCATAGTCCCGCTCATTGTCAGCGGCATGACCTAAGCCAAACATTACATTTACTCGCATGGTTGTTCCTTTTCTTTTGATTCAACATTGACCCATCCAGTGTCGCCACAGGCAAAGCAAACATAGGGTCGCCCTTGTTCGTCCATCTCAGGGTTGCATGGGTCGCAACATGGACACTCCTCTTTACTCTCCATCTGTCACCTCCTGTAAGTCGTGTATCTCACTCTCGCCATTCGCTCTGTTCATGTTGAACTCGGAGTACATGGCTTGCTCTGCCTCCTCTACCGACTCAGCCTCAACGTCCATGAATTGGTAGTACCTAAACACCACCATGCCTTTGTATCTTTTCATGTCTGCTCCTTTCCGTACTTCATGAATGTGATCGTGCCATCGAAGTAATGTGGGATTACGTAGTCGCATCCACCCAACTCCAGCGCCTTGTCCTCTACATCATCGAGGTTCATCACCTCAGTGTGAAACACTCGATGAATGAGCGTCCCACCGCCAAAGAATTCCATGTCACCAAACATTACAAATGTTTTCATCACGGCCTCCACAAAGCATCATCAATCTGTTGCTCTCTGTGGGCTTGCGCCCTTCCATTGCTCCTGAGCATTGCCAAGGAATAAGATTCCTCGGAAACAACATCACCATGCCTACTAACTACATTGATGCAGACTCGATCACCATCAATGAAAGCCTCGATGTAGCCATTGTTTTTGCCAATGCCAATTACTGCGCTCTTCACGCTGTTGTCCAAGGTGTCAACTGTTAATTTCATTTTGTTTCCTTTTGCTGTTACCAGCTTGATTGATATTCAAAGTCGAGATAATCCGCACCATCGGAAGACAGAATCTGTCCTAATCTGTCCACTGTTTCTTGCAGGTCGTCGTAGTACCACTTGTCGTACTCGTCAGACCCAAAGAAGAACCCACTACGGAGCGGCAACAGATCAGGGGCAGAGCCCTTGTCTTCCAGCACCTGTTTGCACAGTGCCAGTAGCTCATGTAGTTGCTCGTGGCCTACCTCGTAAGGCTTGCAGTCATCCTCGCCATCTTGTACGTTGTCCACAAACCAAGCATGGATGTGGTTAGACTTTCGCCAGTACATCGCACTGAATGAAACCTCTTTGGGTTCCATTCCGACAGTGCCTTTGATGTTCAGGTCAGCGATTGCTTTGATCGCAGATAGATCCTCGTTGTTGTATGAGCGGAGATACCGCTTCGCCCTCAAATACATATCCAGTCCCATGATGTTTCCTTTCGTGAGTTATTTGTAAAACAAATCCCAAATCTGTTGAACAGTGGCATGGCCTTCGGTGTCATTCGCACCCCACTTGCTGTACTCTTCGAGAGCCTTTGCAATTTTGACCCTCGCTAATGGTTTGTCAGACCAAGTTAATGCGACAGAGACAGCTTGATTCAAGCAAAGAGCGGCGGCATCTCTGCCATCTATGTGGTAAAGCCCCCAGTCATCCGCTGTTAGAGATAGAGAGACAGACCTTGCAATGTGAACGTGATCGCTAATCATGTGTGTTCCTTTCGTGTGAGGCGGGATGCCTCTGTCTATCCACTCGATTGAATGGACAGGCAGAGAGGCAGGGATGACCCTGCCACCCTGTCATGCGGCCTTCAGTTCGGGGTTGGCGATCTGTTCGAGAACAGATTTGAGCCAAGCCTCGGCGGTATCCTTGTTCTTCAGTGCCGGTTGAATGATTGCCTCCTGTGGGATGGGCAACTGCTTGATGCCTTTGGCAATGAGGGTGTTATCTGATCGACCTAGACCACTGCAAACCCGCTTGTTCAGCTTGTCAGCCGCCCAAATAATCCCAGTGAACAGCGAGGTTCTAAAGAACCCTGAGAGACAAGTCAGCGAAGCCAATCTGTCCATGTCCATCGGGGCATCCTCCGCCTTGATTTCGACGAATTGACATACGTCATCGCCGCCATCTGATGTGTAGTTGGTAGCACCTGCCGCACCGTACACAGCTACAGAGTAGCCTGCCGTTGTCAATTCATCAGCCAGTCGAAGACCCGCCGCACCTCGCCAAAACAACTGCTCGGAAGTCACGTTAGCGTTACCGGCTAAGTCGATCACAATCGAGACAGATCGGACAGATGTTCTGCTCTGTCGCTTGGTTCTAGACCAAGCCCTGCTCAGGTCGCCTCGGTACACGGCCTGCATATCCAACTCGTCGCCTTGATCGGAGCGGACTCGGCGGCGGCGAATATCTTGGGGAGCGGGTAAGTCACCGACAGTAAGCTTGGAAAGCTTAGCGACACCGGCAGGGTAGCCCTTTGTTAGAACAGAGCGTAGCTCTGCGACAGTGGCGACACCAAGCCAATCGGTGTCGGATTTGCGTTTCCAGTGCTCTTCGGCACTGGGCTTGTTGGATTCAACCTTCCACTCACCCTTTAGGGTGGCTTCGGGTTCGGTAACGCTATCCCAAAGGATAGCGGTCAGGTTGTCAGCTTTGCTGTAGATCATTTCAAACCTCCACTTTGCTACGTTCGTCAGACTTCCAACCTACGAAGTAGGTATCTTGAATGGCCTTGACAGATTTACCGGCTTTCAGCAACTTCGTTGCATCGAGCAGGAATCGAGTTGACATGACTCGGTTGAGCCTTGCCTCAGTGATTCGTTTACGAATCGCCCAACCCCAAGCCAACAGGTCGGGAGCCACTACCTTACGTTCAAAGGTTTGGTCATAGTCAAGGACTATGGTTCCGGCACGGAATCTGTCGAGAGTCGCCTCATCGAGTCGTTCACGACCGGCATAAGTCTGATTTGACCCAGTACCGAAGGTATTGGCGGCGGCAATACAGACAAAATCGGGGTGACGTTTCACCACCGAAGCATTCTTACGAATGGGGAGGAAAAACGAACCGTTAGCTAAAGCTTGGTTGACGAACAGTAATGTATTACTGTCAGCGGCATCGATCTCATCGAACAGGAAAACACCGCCTTCTTCGTACATTTTCACGAAGTCACTGGACAGATACTGGAAAGCACCACCGTCAGAGGGAATCAACCAGCCCTGAAGGGCTGACTCTGACATTCCGGCGGTACAGGACACCGAGGCAAAGGGTCTACCAAGAGCTTCAGCTACTTGGTGAGCCAAGTGAGTCTTGCCGGAACCGGCAGGGCCAACCAACAGGATATTCAAGCCGCAGGATGCTGAAAGCAACACATCCTTGAATTCGGGGCGAGTGTGACCCTCCACTTTGTGGGCTGAACCGTCAGGTCGAACGACCTCGATCTTGACCACTGGACTATCGTCCATTGCTTTTTTGACCTCTGCCATGACAATCTGTCGGACAGTTGCTTCATCTACTGTCGGAGACAGTAATTTGCGGAGAGCGTCGAGGGCATCAGAGTCTGATGCTTTGGGAGCCGAAGGCTTGGTAGCGGGAGGCATAGGGCGACTTTCCTCAGTCATTGCAACCCCTTTGGGGTTTACGGTTGGGAGACCATTGGCGATGGCCTCGGAGATCTGACCTTCAGAGAAGGTCAAGAGAAGCTTGTCGATCAAGTCCAATTTTTGGACAGTCTCGAAGTTGAAACCTACGGTTCCACCGTTGAGGTGACGAAAAATCCACAGGATTTCGGGCTTGGAGAGGGGAACGAGTGAGTCACGCATTGGATTTCCTTTCGATGCGGTGAGTTGCGATAGACCGGCTTTAAGCCGGAAAGAAGGACAGAGCGTCCAGTGCATAACAGTCAGAGACTGCCATGCCCTTGAAACTCGGAGAGTTATTGACCACCGATAACGTCATCACGACAGATCGGGGTTTATTTGTAAAGGGATAAACCCTTTACCCTCTAGGACACAAGGCCGCTAAAGCCTTGAACCATCCCTTCGGAGCTTTAGCTCCTCCGGAGTCCACTTGTACTGAGTGTCAGGTCGAGAACCTTCGGTTCGTTGCGTCACCGAGAAATTTCGCTTAGTCCCCACTGGACTTCACCTATACGTTTCACGGTGCTTACAGCACTTACTGGTGGTTTCATCGGGTTGTTGCCGAATCGACGTTTTGCAGTTGACCAGACTATTGACGCTGTGTCAAGTCTTTTTTTCATTTCGACCCCTATTACTACGTAAAATAGTTGGAAAAGGGTGTTGTTTTGGGGTTGAACCTCGATTCTAAGCCGCAAAGCCTTAGAGCAGGCATCACAGGCACTGCTTCGCTAATGGGTCATATAGGGGTGAAATCGAGAGCAATAGTCAATACGTGCATTATGCAAGGCGTTGAATAGATTGGAATTTTGGGTATGGGAAATTGGACATTCAGTAAATTGCCCACACTTTCCTACGGAAAACGTCAATCCATCCCTTCATGCGCCCATGCCATGACGTACATCTACCCTCTTTAGAGGGCAAAATCAGGGGAAATCACGGTCTACAGCTCACCAAAATCGACAGATCTGTCCCTCTGGGACGGCGTGCGCCTGCTATGACCCTCGGGTGCGATCAGGGGCAGGGGGGTGGCGTGGCCGTGCCATGCGTTGCGTGCGTCCTGAGCCTCTAGCTATAGGTAATACACAAACACTAAACCTTTTTCATGTCCTCGTCTCAAAAACACCGGGGTCTATACAAACACCAGTAATTATTTTTTCTACGAAATACTCAAATTCTCTGTAATCAGTTCTGAAATCAGAGCTGAAAACACGATGCAACCCAATAACCCATAAACCCAATAACCCACTCTACTGGCAAGTGTCTCTGAGATCAGAGTTGTAATCAGGAATGCCGGAAAAGGTATTGCATATTCCGGATCGGGTGGGTATATTCCCTGCCAATGATGGACAAACCATCTCAAGACGTATGGGGATTGAGTACCGTCAAAGAACGCTTCGGCAATCGATGGCAAACGTCATACAGTCTCCATTCGTGTTGGTCAAAGCGGATGCTGTAATCTTTGGGGTTCGTACAACAGACGTAGCGAGTAGCCAACAAACTACAAGAGGAAACAATGGCAACAAAGAAATCTACTGAAGCAGTGAGTGCTCGTCGGGAGCAGCTTCGGGAAGAACACGCCGTTGCTGTCCGTGAAAAGATTCAAGTGTCAAGCTTGGTCACCACTCTAGAAAACTTTGCTCTCGGCAAGGGAACCGCCAAGTTGACTGCGGCTCGGATCAAAGCGATTGAGATGTTGCTGGACAAGACCCTGCCGAACTTGGCTTCGATCAAGCACGAGACAGATGCGAAGAGTGTTACATTCATGATTGGTTCAACTTTCGTAAAGCCTGAATGACTGTTATCCAGTACATGCCGCCAGGACAAGTGGCTGCCGACTTTCATACTTCTGAGGCTGATGTCCGAGGAATCAAAGGGCCGGTCGGCTCCGGAAAGTCTTCCACCTGCTGCATGGAGATTGTCAAGCACTCCCTCAAGCAAACCCCACACAATGGTTGGCGCAAGGCTCGATGGGCTGTTATCCGCAATACCTACCCCGAACTCAAGTCCACCACGATCAAGACTTGGCAGACTTGGTTCAATGACGAGCTGGCTCCGATCAAGTGGGATGCCCCGATCACAGCTCACATGAAGATCAAGGACTGTGGAGATGGCAACGGACTGGATCTCGAAGTCATCTTCATCGCTTTAGACAAAGCTTCCGAAACCGGCAAACTGAGATCTCTTGAACTTACTGGAGCTTGGATCAATGAAGCCTCAGAGGTTCCGCATGAAGTCTTCAACATGGTTACACAGAGGATCGGTCGTTACCCCGCGAAGACTCACGGCGGCGGCCCCGTTCATCCATGCGTCATCCTCGATACCAACCCGCCTGACGACGATCACTGGTATTACAAGATTGCAGAAGAAGACACCCCCGAAGGATGGGAATTCTTTAACCAACCGGGTGGTCTCATTCGTCTTCAAGAGGGCGATGATGTTCAATACAAGCCGAATCCGGATGCGGAGAATGTGTTCAACCTTCCTCAAGGGTATGAGTATTACCTGAAGATGATTAAGGGCAAGTCCGACGACTGGATCAAAGTCTTTGTCCTCGGCCAGTACGGAACCACCGCTGACGGAAAGCCTGTCTACCCAGAGTACAACGACAGAATCCATACCTCGGAAGAAGAGATCCTTGTGAACAGAGGACTCCCTCTGTATCTTGGATGGGACTTCGGACTCACACCAGCCTGCATCGTCGGACAGATTACTGCCCGTGGGCAGCTTGTGATTCTTGAAGAGTTCCTAGCTGAAGACATGGGCATCAGACAATTTGCTCAGGAAATCGTCAAGCCAGCCCTGATGACGACCTACTCCGGAATGCGGTTCATCTCTGTTGGTGACCCCGCCGGAACGCATAGGTCTCAAGCGGACGAGCGAACCTGCTACCAAGAACTTCTTGAGGCTGGGATTGCAAGTGAGCCAACAAACACAAACGATTTCATACCACGCAGAGAATCGGTTGCTTACTTCCTCAACAAGCTGGCTGGGGGAGAACCTGGATTTCTTCTCTCGCCAAACTGCCGCCAACTCCGCAAGGGGTTCCTCGGCGGTTACAGGTATGAACGACTCAAGGTCGCCGGTGAAAGATACCGAGACCGACCAGTCAAAGATAGATTCAGTCATCCACACGATGCACTCCAGTACCTCTGTTTAGCAGCTCGTAGCGGCAAAGTAGAAGTGAGAGCACGGGTAATTAAAAAAGCGTCCAGCAAAGCATGGGCATGAGGAATAAACCATGACACAGGTGTATCAGGCAGCCGCGCCAGTCGAAGCAGACATCAGCGCCGTCCAAGCACAAGGCGTGGATAACTCCGACCTGATCGCTATGGGCATCTCTGGTCACATTAATTCCTGCTGGACTCAAGCGAAGATGGCTAAACAAGACATCACAGAGCGCCTACTCCAGTGCGAGCGCCAGCGGCGTGGTGAATATGATCCAGACAAAGCTATGGACATAGCTGAAACTGGTGGATCAGACATCTTCATGATGCTGACAGACGTTAAATGTGCCGCCGCCAAGTCGTGGATTCAGGACGTAATGCTCCAAGCAGACCGCCCTTTCGATCTCGTACCTGCTCAGGAACCACAGATTCCTCCTGAAGTCCGTCTGTCGATCATCGACTTGGTTCGGACAGAGGCAGAAGATTACGTTCTTGCTGGGCAGCAACTGCACCCAGAGACATTCCGCAAGCGGATGAACGAAGTCCACGACATGATTTCTATTCGTGTCAAGGAAGAAGCCAAGGCTACCGCAGAGAGAATGGCTCAGGTCATCCAAGATCAACTGGATGTTGGTAAGTTCAAGCCTGCCATGCAGGACTTCATTGATGACTTCGTGACGTTCCCCACGGCCATCCTCAAAGGCCCAAGCGTTCGCCGCAAGAAGCAACTCCAGTGGGGGCCAAACTTCATGCCTATCGTTGTGAACGATATGATTCGTGAGGTTTCAAGGGTTTCTCCCTACGACATCTTCCCAAGCGCCAACTCAATGGGCGTGGATGACGGATTCCTGATCCAGCGCCACCGTCTGTCGGCCAAGACTCTAGAGTCCATGAAGGGTGTCCCCGGATACTCGGACGACGAGATAGATCAAGTCATCATCCGATACGCAAGAACTGGCTACCGATACAACGAGTTCGGAGACCAGCAGCGCGACGACCTCGAAGGCAAGACGAATTCCCAAATGCACAACGATCACCTGATCGAAGCACTGGAATTCTGGGGGCCAGTCATGGGCGACCTACTCATGCAGTGGGGCATGAAGGACGTAGAACCCAACAAGGTCTATGAGATCAATGCTTGGCAAGTGGCAAACTTCACCATCAAGGTGGTTCTAAATCCAGACCCCCTCGGTGAGCGCCCCTACGAGATCGCTTCATGGAGAACCATTCCTTCAGCTTTCTGGGGCATGGGTCTTCCTGAGAACATGCGCGATGTGCAGATCATGTGCAACGCCTCGGCTCGCGCCCTAGCAAACAACATGGGTATCGGCTCCGGCCCTCAGGTTGAAGTGGCTGTGGACAGATTGGCTGATGGCGAAGACATCACCCAGATGTATCCTTGGAAGATCTGGCAGACCACATCGGATAAAACTGGTGGTGGGCAGCCGGGTGTTCGCTTCTTTATGCCTGAGATGAAGGCCGCTGAGTTGATGGGCATCTATAACCAGTTCGCCAAACAAGCGGACGAAGTGACAGGTATCCCAAATTACATCTACGGTTCTGGCTCTGGAGCAAGTGGCGCAGGCCGCACAGCTTCTGGTCTGTCTATGTTGATGGACAACGCCGCCAAGGGAATCAAGATGGCGGTCGGCACAATCGACGATGTTGTCGTCATGGTTGTCAACCGCTTCTACATTCACAACATGATCTACAACCCTGATCCATACATCAAGGGTGACTTCCGTGTTGTAGCCAAGGGCGCAATGGGACTGATCGCCAAGGAACAGATCCAAGTTCGCCGTAATGAGTTCTTGAATCTTGTGCTCAGCAACCAGATCGCTCTAGAGATTGTTGGCCCAGAGGGTGCGGCGTATCTGTTGCGCGAGACAGCGATGGGCTTACAGATGGATACCGACAGATTGGTTCCATCGACAGAGATGATGAAGTTCAAACAAGAACGGATTCAGATGGCAATGCAACAGTTGCAGGCCACAATGCCACAACAACAGATTGCAGCACCAGAGGCAACAAACCCCGCTGGAGACCAAGCGCCTCCGGCTATGAATACAGTCCAACCCCAACAAGGAGTATCAGCATGATGACCAAAAAAGTTGCCAAGAAGGGCATGATCCCCGCAGGCTACGCCAACGGCGGTCAGGTTAAAGGGGCTACTATGCCTCTTACCACTCGAATTTCAACTACTCCTCGGGCTATGGCAGCTCCTCGTCCAGCTCCCGCTACCCGAGGTGCGCCAGCCACTCGATCAATGCCAGCTACCCGAGATATGCCAGCTACCCGAGCCATGCCAGCCACTCGATCCATGCCAGCTACCGGCGCTATGCCAGAGTCTCCAAATGGAGGCATGTTAAAAATGGCAAATGGTGGTCACGCTAAAAAAGAAATGGCCGCCCTGAAAAAAGGTGGAGCCAGCAAGAAGATCATGATGTCAGAAGCCAAAGAGTACGGCATGAAGATGGCAAATGGCGGCAAAGCAAAAATGGCAAATGGCGGCAAGGCATTCAAGCCTTGCGCTGGTTGCCCCATGCCAAAGAAGTGCGCTGCCGCAGGTAAGTGCTTGAAGGGTGGCAAATGATCGCCAAGATTGTTGAGCAGGCCAAGGCTTTGGTCGCCAAGTTCATGGAACGAGTAAATAAGCTGAGGGAAAAGAAATGAAACCTGATTGGCAAAACAAGAGCTACGCCAAGACAAGCTCACCCACCGCCCCTTCGACTATGCACTCCAAGTTGAAGGTTGGCATGACCAGCCTTCACTCGAAGATTGCTGTCTCCAACCACAACATGCCTAGTCAGCCAATGCCTACTGTTCGCAAGTTTGCTGATGGTGGTTCTGTGCGTACTCGCTCTGACGATGAGATTGGTGATACCGATCTTCGTACCGGCAAGGTAGATCCTGGCAGCTATGACCGTCGAATGGCTGAAGGCGCAAAGAACATGGAACGCCTTCGCTCTGCCGCTGACAGTATCAAGTCTTTCTTCTCCGGAGAAGGCAAGTCATCTACTGCCTCCAAAGAGAATGAGTCAAATATGTCTCCTGACTCTATGGCCTCTACCTACTACAGTGGCAAAAAAGATTCTGACACTGCCAAGCCTGTGGAGATGAAGACAGAGACAACGACAGAGCCCTCATACATGAAGGATGTCCGTGATACGTTGACAAAGCCAAAGGCTGAGTCAACCATGACGATGACAGAAGAGCCTGCTGCCGTTAAAACCGACAAGCCTTCTGTCGCCAAAACAGCCAAGCCTTCTGTCGCCAAGTCTTCCTCTCGGTCTATGCCTGCTACGCCATCGCAAACAAAAGAGACTGCTGCTCAAATGCGCGAGAAACAAGTCCGCGCATCCGGCGGCTCTCGTGGCGCTCGAATGAGAGAAGCTGCAACTGATACTGGCGATGAGATGACTCGCTTGCGGGACAAGACTAGTAAGTCCATCCCCGGAGTTGTTGGTCGATTCGATCTTCAAGGAAACCAAATCCCTGTCGGCCTCGGGCCAAGATCTTCGCAGGTTTACAGTGGCGATGGAAGTACCGCTATGAGTCGCGCTGAAAACAGATACCTTCAATCACGCATTGATGCTGGTAACCTGACAGCGATGGAGAGAGCGCAGGCTAAGCGAGCTGGCTTGATCTAATGCTTCAGAAGCCATCAATACAAGTTTTAAACGCCCTTGCTTCACTTAAGGGCAACCCTCAGTTTGAGACCATTCAGCAATGGATGGTGGCCTCACTGCAAGACCTATACCGCGACAGCGCCAGCACAAAGGATGAAGTCCTATGTCGTTGGCAGCAAGGAGCGGCGCAGGCTGTGAGTGAGTTTTTAGAAAAATCAAAGGATGCCGAAGAGGTTATCCGAAAGTTGCGGTAGATAGTCTTAGGACTGTCTAGCAGCATTTTGCTGCAACAGGTGCTGGCCTTCCCAGCAACCGTTGAACACCGAACAAATCACTCGAATACCGCAAGACTCGAATGTGACTGTCTCGGCTCACGGAGAAACGATGTCTACATTACCACGTGCAGTAATCGCCGCTGAAAAGCGAGCCGATGAAATTTTGCAAGAGATAGAGAAGCAGAGCCAGATGGAGCAAATGCCTCAACCTCCGGTTGAATCGCAAGACCCTCCAACTCCCCAACCTTCTATTGACTCCATGCCTCCTCCTCAAGAGGAAAGCTGGGAACACCGATTCAAGGTTTTACAAGGGAAGTACAACGCTGAAGTTCCTCGCTTTGCACACGAGAATAAAGATTTAAAAGGTCGCCTTCAGTCTCTCGAAGAACAACTCGAAGATATGAAGAACGCAAAACCTGTCGAGCTTTTGGTTAAGCCAGAAGAGATCGAGCAATACGGTGAAGGTTTGATTGACGTAGCCCGTCGAGTCGCCAGAGAAGAGCTGGCATCGAAGGACGCACAGATTGCAAAACTCCGATCCGAAATTGATTCTGTCAAATCTGTTCAATCACATGTCGTACAGGACAACTTTTTTAAATCATTGACTGAAATGGTTCCCGACTGGGAGGCCCTTAACGCTGACGCTAATTTTTTAAATTGGCTCGATGGTGTTGATGACCTTACAGGAGAAACCAGACAGGCTCTTCTCGGCAAAGCAGAAAATCAACGTGATCCAGTTCGAGCTGCGAAGTTCTTCAACATGTATAAGAAGACATCACAATCGTGGGCGGCACAAAGCGCCGCATCAATGGAACAGCAAATTGTCCCACCAACAAACCAAGCTCCTTCGACACCGCAAGCGAAGAAGATTTGGACTCGCGCAGAAATCACAATTTTCTACGACAGGGTGAGACGAGGAACTATTTCAGATGCAGACGCAAGTGCCATTGAAGCTGATATTGCATCAGCATCTTTCGAGGGTCGTATTCGATGACCCAAACAAATCAATCTTTTTTTAAGGAAAAATCATGTCATTAGGTATAGCAGGCGCAGGTTCCGCAGCCCTTATTAGCGGAGCATATCCCCAGTATTCAACTGCCAGCACAACCAAGTTCATCCCTGAAGTTTGGTCTGGCAAGTTGCAAGCTAAGTTCTACAAGAGCACCGTTCTTGCAGAGATCACCAACAACGACTGGGAAGGCGAGATCAAGGGTCAAGGCGATAAAGTCTATATCCGTTCAATCCCTACCATCACTATCCGTTCATACACAAAAGGTATGAACCTGACGAACGAAGTCCCCACATCTACTCCCTTAGAGTTGAACATTGACCAAGGTCAATACTTCTCCGTGGTGTTGGATGACGTTGATGCCGTTCAAGCCGACGTTAAGTTGATGGACATGTTCACCAACGATGCCAGCGAGCAAATGAAGATCACTATCGACGCAGATGTGTTGAATGGTGTGAAAGCAGGCGCAGCCTCAGCAAACAAGGGTGCAACAGCCGGTGTTATCTCTGGCAACATCAACTTGGGTGCTACCTACGCTACCCGCGCCATCAGCAAGACCAACGTGTTGGACTTGATTTTGGACATGGGCCAAGTGTTGGACGAGCAAGACGTTCCTGAGACTGGTCGTTGGTTGGTTATTCCTTCATGGATGGCCGCCTTGATTAAGAACTCTGACCTGAAGCAAGCGTACTTGACCGGCGACAGCCAGTCTCCCTTGCGTAACGGTAAGCTCGGCATGATCGACCGCTTCACCCTGTACGTCTCCAACAACCTGCCTTACGCCACTGACTTGGGTTCCGACTCATCTACTGGTGGCACAGGTACTGCTGCTGACGTTCGTGGTTGGAACATCCTTGCCGGTACACGCGATGCAATCTCCTTTGCTTCACAAATGGCAAACGTCGAGACCATCCGCGCTCAATCCACATTCGGTAACATCGTTCGTGGTTTGAATGTCTACGGCTACAAAGTGACCAAGCCCGAAGCTTTGGTCAATGCACTGGTTTCCAAAGCCTAAGCAGTTGCCGAGGAATTGGGGGAGGCTTCGGCCTCCTCCCTTTTTATGCTATACATCCGCAATACACAAACCAGCAAGCTTCATGCTTACGATAGATCCCTGCTTGAGCTTGGATACTACGCAGAGTATGAGGATGATCCGCAAGATCCGCCGAAGCGGACGAAAGACGTTACGTTCTATGTCTCTGCGTTGGGGATTGGGGACGCTGTCTGTGGAATGTATGCGGCTTGCGGAATAGCAGATCAAGGGTTCAACGTTACGCTTCACACGAGGCATGGCGATTGGCTCTCCGCTGTTTCGCACCCCAATGTCAGCATTTGCCCAGAGACAGATTTCTCAGCAGATGCAAACCTTGATTACCAAGGCCAGCTACGAGCCGGTAGGGACAAGAGCTTCAGTTCAAGACCAAACTGGTACGTCCAGAACCTGCGCCGTTACTACGAGATTCCAAACTGCACAGCCAAGAGGCCAGAGATGGTAACCAAGTACGCCAAGGCTGGGAAGCTGGCCGTTCTTGTACCTACAGGTGCTTGGTCGGTGCGCTCTTGGAACGCCGACAGATGGACAGATCTGTCTAATCTGTTAACAGATGCAGGGTACGTAGTCGTAACCATAGGCTCAGGTAGAGATCGAGAGTCTCTTGAAAAGATCCCATCATCTCGGCTTTACTGGAATCGGCCAGCCTCAGAGATCCTTGAACTGATCGGCAGCGCCACCGTCATGTACGGCAACGACAGTGGCATGGCGCACATTGGCGGATTGCTTGGCACACCGACAGTTGCTGTCCTTGGCCCAACCACAAGAGACTTTGTTTTTGATTGCGGAGAATCTGTTGTTGGGATAAGCTCTGACATGCCATGCACAGGGTGTTATTGGCGAAGAGACCACGGCTGGGACGAGCGATGCGTAAAAAACTGCGAGTCTTTGCAGTCAATCAAGCCAGAATCAGTATTCCAGTTGGGAGAATCACATGTTCATGAGAAACAAGCGCACGGGCAGGATAGTGGTCTACGACGAGAAGCTGCTGGAGCTGGGGTACGAGGTGGTCGTAGACGAGCCAAAGCCAAAGAAGCCAACTGACGACGAGGTTTCCGTGCAGGACGAGATCACCATCAAACTGTTTAAAGAGGCCGCATGAAGGCGAAGGACATAAAACGCGAAGGTGGCAAGCTCGTCTATCGAGGACAAGAGTTTGATGGCTTCAACAAGCCAAAGAATGCCCCTGCTGGTGCAAAGCAAAAGAAGGTCGTTCTCGCCAAGAAAGGCGATGAAGTGAAGCTTGTTCGCTTTGGACTTCGAGGGATGGAAGACTTCACACAACACAAAGACCCTGAGCGCCGTAAGAACTACCTTGCGCGATCAGCAGGCATCAAAAATAAAAGCGGTCAGCCCACCAAGGATGATGTGTTCAGTGCAAACCACTGGGCTAGAAAGGTACTTTGGTAGTATAAATGGCAACATTTCAAAATGTAATGGACGATGCGCGGATCATTCTCAATGATGAAGTCACTGAGTTGAACCCAATCCCTCGCTATACGGAGGCCCAGTTGTTGAGCTACGCTCGCTCGGCTCTTATCGAGGCTCGTCGGGTCAGGCCAGATCTGTTTCTGTCAAACCTGACCACTTCTTTCGCAAGCTACACGGAAGTCTCTACGATTCCAATCTCTGATGACTACCTGCTTGCTATGGTTGACTACGTTGTCCACCGCTCAGAGTTGAGAGATGACGAGTTTGCCGTGGACGGAAGATCAGCCGCCCTATATCAGAAGTTTAAATCTGGACTTTTGGGAATCACATGAAGACACTTGAATCATTCCTACCAGAGATCCTTCCTGACGTACCCGGATGTACGTCCGATATGGCTATCCGCGCTCTTCGCAACACGATTATTGAGTTCTGCGAGAAGAGCCTGATATATCAAGACACAATGGATGCGGTCACGGTTTTGCAGGGCATAACAGATTACGATCTGGAGCCACCAAAAGACTACCGAATTCAGAAGATCATGAAGGTTTGGTATCTTGGGCAGGAGCTTGAGGCTTTGGCTCCTGATGGTATTGGTGTGCCAGATGCGTACCGAACCAACATAACTGGCTACAACCCCAGCAGCGGCCCACCCGCCGGATATACACAGAAGGACGTTGATACCTTCACAATTCTGCCAATTCCGGATCAGAAGTATGCAGCATCTATTACAATGAGAGTGGCTCTCGTTCCCCTGAGAACAGTGACAGAGGTTGTTGATTTTCTGTTTGAAATTTGGGGTGAGACGTTGGGGTTTGGTGCAAAGGCAAGGCTGATGCTGACGCCTGGAAAGCCATACTCAAACAACGAGTCAGCAAACTTCAATCAAGTTCGCTACATGACTGGATTGAATGACGCAAGACAGAGAGCTTTGCGCGGCAATGTGCGATCTACTTTACAAGTTAAGTTGAGGAAGCCATGACAGAAAAAATCAAACTTGTTCAAGGCGATACTCGTCCAGCCATTGTCTGCACGATCACAGATGAGACTACAGGGGCTGCTGTAAATATTACTGGAGCTACTGTCGTTTTGAAGTTCCGCCCAGTCGGGAGCACAACACTCCAAGCTACCGTGACTGGAACCGTTACATCAGGCGCTGCTGGACAGGTTGCCTTCTACCCAGCTTCTACCCCAGCAATGCTGACAGGGGATGCAGGAGATTACGAGGGCGAGATTGAAATTACGTTCTCTGATGGACAGATTCAAACTGTCTATGATCTTTTGAAATTTAAGATCCGCGAGGACTTCTAATGGCAAGCAAGGTCACGGCTTCGGTAACGAACGCCCGACCAAGGCTAAGTGTTACGCTCGTCGATGCGATTGTTGAATCGGACAGGGTGATTCCACTAGCAGAAGTATCTAGGGTTGCCCCAAACATTACCACCTCTTATGTCAGCCCACTGGCTGTAGCGAGCTACACGATACCGGCTGCTGACATAGCGTACATCAATCTATTTCTAGATGCAGAAATTGATGTTTCTGGCTTGTTTAGATACATAGCGGAATCTGTCACATTGAATGATGGGTCTGTTATTGCATTTGCAAAATCGCAATCTGATTCCTTTTTCATTGACGACTTTATCTTCAGTGATGTTGGAAAGTCTCTTGCAGACACAATAACTTTGTCAGACATACTTGTTCCAACACTCGTATTCTTGCGCGATTTTGCTGACACACAATCAATCTCAGATAGCACTGTTTTGGCTTTTGCAAAGCAGGCGGCAAGCTCTGTTTTGATGTCTGAAGTCCTAGCAAGATCGTTTGATAAAAACTCATCAGATGCGGTTTTAATTGCAGAGTTAGCATCTCGATCAGTTGCAAAATATCTCACAGACTCTGTTTCATCTGGAGATGCAACATATTTAAACAGCCAGAAATTATTTAACGAGACTCAATCTATAGCGGATGCTGCTGTTAGGGATATTGCAAAACTCATCGCAGATTCTGTTGTTCCTGCTGATGCTATTGCCTTTGATATATCGAAGACGCTTGCTGATGGATTTGCAATAAATGACTCGGCAGAAGCGGCTGATGGCCTTACATTCACATTCTCAATCAGCGTACAAAATATAATTTTTACATCAGATGCAGAGCAAAAGAGTTTCGATAAAACAAGAACAGATTCTGTAGGTATAGCGGACAGCGGGTTGCTGAGCAACCAAGATTACATAGACCCAACATATTTTGCAGAAGATTATGTTGGAGCAAGTTACATTTTTTAAGCGGAGTCAATCATGGTAGAAGAGAAAATCAAAATCACTGGTCATGTGGACATTGTTGTTACCGATAAAGACGGTTCCATCAAAGAAACACGAAGCGTAAAAAACCTTGTTTTGACCACCGGCAAGACATTTATTGCCGCGAGCATGTTAAAAACCACCACAAATAGCCCTGTGGCAATGAGTCACATGGCTATTGGATCTGGCACTACTGCCGCAGCGATTGGAAATACGGCGATGGAGACTCAGTTGGCTAGAGTCTCTTTGGCTACCGCCACATCATCAGGGGCTGTGGTCACGTACACCGCATCATTCCCAGCAGGGACTGGCACTGGTGCTGTAACAGAAGCAGGCATCTTCAACAACAGTTCTGGCGGAGATATGCTTTGTCGAACTGTGTTCTCTGTTGTGAACAAGGGAACAGATGACGCTATGTCTATCACATGGACAGTAACTGTAAGCTGATAAATGGTTGCAATCACAACTCGCTCTGGCAAAGGATCTCCGCTAACAAATGCGGAGATGGATGCCAACTTAAACAATATCAATGAGTCGCAGACTATTACTGGCGAGCCTATGGGCCACGCCGATAAAACACAGTCAACGATTTCGTTTAATGCGGGTACGCGAACATTTACGATAGCCCCCGTTGGCGCGAACTTTGTTGTCTGGTGCAAGGGCGAAAAGTACACCTACACAACAGCACAGACGGTTGTTATTCCAGACACTGCTGGCCTTCATTACATCTACTTCAGCTCGTCTGGCGTGTTGTCAACAAAGATGTCATTCTTCACGTGGGATGAAGATGCGCCAACATCTTATGTTTATTGGAACGCAACAAACAACGAGGCTGTTTACTTTGCCGATGAGCGTCATGGTGTTACTCTTGACTGGCAAACACACGAGTACCTTCACAGAACTCGCGGCGCAGCAATAGCAAATGGATTTGCAGCCAGCGGATACACCTTGTCTGGGAACGGAAGTGCAGATGCAGATGCACAGATAACGATAGAAGGCGGCACGTTCTTTGATGAGGACATGCAGATTGACATTGTTTCGTCCAACACTCCAACAGCAAATACATTTGAGCAAGATCTCAACAGCCCAGCTCGCATACCAATTCTGTATCTTGAAGGAAGTGAGTGGAGAATCACATCTCCAACCGACTATCCCGTTAAGCAGGGAACAGCTAGGCCACAGTACAACCTGTTTACTGGAGGTGTTTGGACTCTTGTTGATGTAACCAATACAGACTTCACATGTACGTGGATTCTTGCAACCAATAACCTTAACTATCCAGTTGTTGGCATAATCAGCCAATCAAATCTATCCACATTAAACAATGCAGAAGCTGCTGTGTTTGAGGATTTGGACTTGCCAGGATTCCCATCTGTTGAGTTCAGGCCGTTATACAAGCTGATCTTTCAATCCAACAACACTTACTCGAATACCCCCCATACAAGATTGAGGGGCATCACAGACCTCAGGAGTATCTCTTCTGCTGGAGTGGCCCCATCTTTGATTACAGACCACGGAAACCTGTCCGGTTTAACAGATGATGACCACCCACAATATCTGTCTGATACAGATGTAAGGCCGGGTATCGCACAAGCCGTTAAAAATAGCTTGATCCCATCAACTCCTGTTGCCGGTGGTATTGCCTACGGCACGGCCACATCTTTTGACTTCACCGTTGCTGGCACTGCTGGACAGGTTCTGACATCTGGCGGCGCATCTGTTCCGACATGGACAAGTTCGACAAGCGCAAACACGGCGCTGGCAATAGTCCAGAGAGATGGAAGCGGCAACTTCACCGCTGGAACAATTACGGCGGCATTGGTCGGTAATGCAGACACAGCGACAACAGCAACAAATCTTGCTGGTGGCGGAGCCAATCGTATTGCTTATCAAACAGGATCTGGGGCATCTGCATTTGCAGTTGCGCCAACAACAACTGATACGTTTCTGAAGTGGGATGGATCAGCATTTGCATGGGCCAATGCTGGCGGAGCAAATATTACTGACGACACAACAACAAACGCAGCGTATTACCCGACATTGTCGGCATCTAACTCAGGGACATTTTCGGCGGCAACAACGTCCAGCACAAAACTTTCATTCAATCCAAGCACGGGCAATTTAACTGTCGGTGGAAGTGTTTCGGCAAGCTCTGATGAAAGACTTAAGAAGGACTGGAAAGATGTTGGTATTGATTTTGTTGATCGTTTAGCAAATGTTAAAGCTGGCACATACACAATGATTGATAGTGGAGCGAGGCAGGCTGGATCATCAGCTCAGGATTGGCAAAAGCTTCTTCCGGAAGTAGTGACTGCGGATAAAGATCAAAATTTATCTTTGGCATACGGAAATGCGGCACTGGTGTCTTGTATTAAATTAGCTCAGAGAGTCCTTGAGTTAGAGAAACAACTGAAAGAGAGGGCGTAATGCCAGTTTTATTTACAAACAACGCAACCACAACCCTCGGAGCTTCAATACTTATTGGAGATCTGTCGATGACTGTTGCCTCGGGGACAGGTGCTTTGTTTCCAGCAACGACGAGCGGATTCTTTTTTGTATCACTGGTTAATTCAAGCAATCAAATTGAGTTTGTCAAGGTTACTGCTAGATCCTCCGACACATTCACCATTGTCAGGGCGCAGGGTGGGTCATCTGCTCGCGCATACACGGCTGGAGATAAGGTTGAGCTTCGGCTGATCTCAACAGCCCTTGAGAACTTTGTTCAGTTAGATGGAACACAAACCATCTCCGGCGCAAAAACATTTAGCGGCACTGTTGCATTAAGTGGTGGCGGATCTATGTCCGGAACATACACGGGAAGCCCAACGCTTTCTGGTAATCCAACCTTCTCTGGTAATCCTACGTTTAGTGGTGCTCCTGTTTTTGGAACTATTCCGGGAAACATGACATTTAGCGGAAATCCAATATTTAGTGGAACCCCAGAGTTTTCTAATATTCTCTCGTTAACAGGTTCTTTGAATACCGCAAACTTTAAGATCCTGCAAGAGAGTGGCGATCTTGTTATAAAGTACGGAACAACAACAATTGTCACCATTTCATCTGCTGGCGCTATTACCGCTGGCGGTTCAGTTTCAGGTAGTTAAGGAGTAAAGCATGGCAACAACAAGTATTGGCGCACCAGGCGTATTGTTTCCTGATGGAACTACACAAGCTTCGGCGGCGGGGGCGGCACCCGTTGTGCGTATTTACACATCACCATCACCTTGGACAAAACCAGCAACGCTTAAAGCTGTAAAAGTAACAATTGTTGCTGGAGGCGGTGGCGCTAGTTTTGCCCCAACTAGCGTTGGTTCTGGTGGTGGCGGTGCGGCTGGATATTTATTTTTACAAGCACCATCAATTCCAGGCCCTGTTACTATTACTGTTGGAACTGGAGGCACGGCAGTTCCAGGGCCTAACGCTACGGCTCCATCGGGAACGCCGTCAAGTTTTGGCGCTTTAGCAACAGCAACTGGTGGTGCTGGAGTTACTGCGGGTGCGCCAGGATTAGGTGGATCAATGTCTACAACTCCAACAATTTTGGCATGTAGGGGGCAAGCTGGCAATCCCGGCGTAGGTGCAGGTAACGCAGGATTTGGGCTTGGTCTTGGTGCGTTATCCCCTAATTCTACTGCGGTACAAAATGGGGCGGGCTTTGGATTTGGGGGTAGAGCATTTTCAAACCCAGCAAACCCAGGTATTTGCACTGGCGGCGCTGGTGTTGTTGTTGTTGAGGAGTTTTATTGATGAAAGCGCTTATTTCGCCTGATGAACCAAGATACAGCGGTTATCGTGTGGCTTGGGTAAATAAAACAGAAGTTGAACAACAACCACCATTGTTTTGGGTTGACTGTGAAGCTAATGTTGTAGCAGATCAGTTTTGGTATGACCCATCTGACGAAACAATTAAACCCATTCCTGTTCCTGAACCACCAGTGGAGGCTTAATGTGTAACCAACTGTCTCAGTTTGCTATAGATAAGTATGTACATCTCAAGGAATTCCTTGATATTGGTAATTGCAATGAATTGACTGCCGAACTGAAACGGTTGGTTGATGCAAAACAAACCACCAAAGACAGTCAATGCCCAACATCAGAAGCAATTCATGGTGCGATGGCATTTGACAAACTTCTTGTTGATTTGTTGCCGCATTTTGAAAAAGCATCAGGCAAACGCCTTTATCCTACTTACAGCTATGCTCGGCTGTACAAAACTGGGGAAAAGCTAAAGATCCACACAGATAGGGAATCTTGCGAAATTAGCGCAACCCTGACCTTGGGTTTTGATGGTGAAGCATGGCCTATCTACATGGGCGATGAAGGCGAGAAAAACGCTTCCAAGATTACTATGGGTGTGGGTGATGCCGTTCTTTACCGTGGTATGGAAAAGCACCATTGGCGCAAAAAATTTAAAGGTAATTGGCAAGCGCAGGTTTTTTTGCATTACGTTGATGCTGATGGGCCACACAAAGAATGGAAATTTGATAAACGACCTAGTTTGAATTTACCCAGCCAAGAACTTCAACAATGGGTCTACACAGACATATTGACTAAAGAAGCTTGCGATTCACTAATCAAGTTGTACACAAAGACTGAAGTACCTAAACAACCGCCCGTTATTGGCACAGGTGCTGGCGCTGTTGACACTTCCATCCGTAATGTAGAGAGGGTTATGTTACCCACCTACAAAGATATTGGTGGTCGATTGGCAGCGGCTGGTTTTGCGGCAAACCATTCAGCATGGAAGTTTGACATTACCCATGCCAACCAAGCTGAATTCCTGATTTACCCTGCTGGTGGGCGGTACACATCGCATGTAGACACCTTCTTGGCACACGGGGATGAATGTCGTAAACTTACAGTACTTGCTTTCCTCAATGACGATTTCAAAGGAGGAAGGTTTTACTTACAAAACGGGCACGAAAAGTATTACCCCCCGCAAAGCAAAGGCACAGTCCTTGTATTCCCAAGCTTCATCATGCACGGCGTTGAAGATGTGGAAGAAGGCAATCGATATTCAATAGTTTGCTGGATGGTCGGAAAGTTTTTTAGGTGACCTATGGACGAATCAATAGAAACAAAGCTTGCCGTGCATGAGGCCGTCTGCTCTCAGAGATATAAGAGCATAGAGGATAAGCTCGATGCCGGTAAAACTCGCATGAGAAACATAGAGATACAGCTCTATATTGTCATTGTTGCAATTCTTTTTGGCCCGGGTGTTGCTGCCGACATAGTAAGAAAAATACTAGGAATATAAAATTGATCCAATCTCAATCTGTCTTCTCGCCGCTGGCCTTGTAAAAAATATACAGGCGGGGTGCGATCTTTACAAGCAAGCCAAAGAATCATTTGTAGAGATTAGGAAGACAGCCAATGACGTAGTAGCCATTGGTAAAGAAGTACAGGGAATCTGGGGTACGCTGAAGAAGTTATTTGGCGGAGCCCCTAAGACAGATTCGCCAAAATCTGTTGCAAAGACCAAGAAGTCTGAGTATGTTGCTGTTGACGAAACTCAAGTCAAAGCTGACATTGTTAAGAACCTTACTGAGTTCTTTAAACTACAAGAACAACTAGAGGCGCATATCAGGGACTCCGAGGAGAAGTCAAGGACAGTAGTCTTTGCTGACGATGTGAACATAATGGAAGAAGCTCTGAACAGAGTCTTGGCTCAGCAGGAGATGGAAAGACTTGTAGTCCAGATACGAGAGTGCATGGTTTATCAATCTCCTCCCGAAATGGGCGCTCTGTATAGCGAAGTTTTCAGCATGAAGGACATTATTGCGGCAGAGCAAGAGAAGGCAAGAAAAAGGCGGGACGCAGAAGCATGGCAACGAAAGGAAAAAGAGCGCCTCCTACAAGAAAAACAGGCATATCTGTTGGTAGCTTTCCTTTGCCTCCTGTATCTGTGGATGCTAATCGTGTTCGTGACCAAGACTGGGAGAGCGTAGTGGGATGGATTGCTGCTTGTGTTCTTGTCGCATTATTGTTGCCGATCATGGCTATGCTACTTCTTGAGACCCTTGAGGCAAAGCACGAGGTAAAGCAGCAGGTTGAGAAGGTTGAGAAAATGAGAAGACAGATTGAACAGAAAGAAAGGGAGAAACAAAAATGAACATTTACTGTATTTGGGGCTTATCAGTCCTGTTGGTTCTGTTGGTTGGTTGTGAGGACAGATTCCGCTATCCTTGCCAAGACCCGCAGAATTGGCAGAATGCTGAATGTAAGCCACCAATCTGTACCGCCACTGGTACTTGTCCTGAGCAACTCACTAAATCTGAACCGGAGAAAAAATAATGCCAACCATTGGATACAAACCTAACAACCGCCTGACTCCTGAAGAAATTGAAGTCAGGATCTGGGCTATCGTAATCTTTTCATTGACCATGATCCTTCTTGGATCTGTCGCTATGTTTCTGTATTCTGTCTCATTTGTAACCCAACCAATGAGCGGTATGGCTGCGATAGACAAGGTGTACACCCAACAGATCAATACCATCATGGTGTTCATCACTGGTGTTCTTGGCGGCGTTGCTGGCCGAACCGCTGTCTCTGCAACTGCTAAGGCTATTGCCACAGCAGAGGCAACAGATAACGACGAACCTCCAAAGCCATGAGCATATTCAATCCTTATGTCATGCTTGGCATCTTGCTGGCTATTCTTTCTGCCGCTGGCAGTGGATACTATAAAGGCCAGCATGATGAGGTTACAAGACAGCAGTTAGAGATTGCCGAGCTTAATGCTCAAGCAAGGGCAAAAGAGCAGGCTCTCATCTCTGCTGTGACCACCCAAGCAACCAAACTTCAAAAGGCCAACTATGATGCAAAAATTGCTGCAAAGGAGCGTGATGCTGCTATTGCCTCTGGCAGTCTCAAGCTGCGGATTCCTGTCAAAAGCCCCGTCTGCCCCGTACAAACCGCCGGAGATCCCACCCCTCCCGCCGGAGATAGCGTTCAAACAGGAGGCGAACTTGACGCAACGACTGCTCAATCTCTTGTCGCCATCACCGATCAAGGAGATGCCAACACCCGACAGCTCAACGCCTGCATCGATGCCTACAACACCGTCTACCAAACCTTAAGGAGTAAACCATGACACAACTGACAGCCAACTTCAGCCTGCACGAAATGTGCAAATCCGAGACAGCCATTCGCATGGGCTTTGACAATACCCCCGACGAAGAGGCGACAGAAAATCTACGCCTTTTGTGCGAAAAAGTATTACAACCTGTCCGTGAGCACTACGGCAAAGGCGTGAAGGTGAACTCTGCCTATCGCTCTCCAGAGAGTAATGCAGCGGTGGGAGGGTCAAAAACCTCAGACCATTGCCGTGGGATGGCAGCCGATATTGAGATTCCCGGCGTAGCAAATGCTGACTTAGCACAGTGGATCATGGATAATCTCGAATATACGCAGTTGATTCTTGAGTTCTACACTTCGGGTATTCCTGATTCTGGCTGGGTACATGTCAGTTACGATCCGAACAACTTGAAAAAGCAGGAGTTGACTGCCACCAAGGTTGCCGGTAAGACGACTTACTTGAATGGATTGGTTGCTTAAATGGCCGCACTGAAGATCTCCGCTTTTGCTGGCATTGCGCCGAGGGTAAGCTCTGTCTTGTTGAAAGACAATGAAGCGACCTCAGCAATCAACACAAAGCTGTACAGCGGAGAGCTTCGGTCGTGGAATAAGCCCGGAGTTGTTGCTGGCGCAGCATCTTTGGCTGCCAGCGTTAAGTCAATCTACAAACACACAGATGTCGCTGGAGATGACCTTTGGTTGTCGTGGGCAACAGATGTCAATGTTGTTCCAAGCCCCATTTTTGATACGGGTGAGAACCCAATCTACTACACAGGCAGCGGGACTCCAAAGAAAACAAACTCAACACTCGCAGAGACTGGCACAGCGCCCTACCCCGGTGACTACTATGAGATGGGAGTTCCTGCGCCAACATCTGCGCCAACAGTATCTGCCTCCGGCGGCTCTGGCACAGCAGAGAGCCGTGTTTATCTGTTCACGTACATCTCTGAGTTTGGAGCCACTGATGAGGAGTCTGCCCCATCTCCTGCGTCATCTGTTGTATCTGTTCTCCCCGGCGGGACTGTTACTGTTTCTGGTCTTGGGACAACAGCTCCTGCTGGTGACTACAACATAACAACGAAGAGAATTTACCGAGTCGTATCTGGCACATCCACCACGATTTACTTAAAAGTTGCTGATGTAGCTATCGGCACATCTTCATACTCAGATACCCTGACAGCCGCTCAGCTAGGCGGTGCTCTTGAGTCATCTAACTACAATCCCCCTCCATCAGATATGCAGGGTATCGTGGCTATGGCTAACGGCATCTTGGCTGGGTTCAGAGAGAATGAAATCTACTTCTCTGAGCCTTACATTCCTCACGCATGGCCTGTTATTTATTCCTTGACGGTTGAGTATCCTATCGTAGGCCTTGGCGCATTTGGTGAATCTGTTGTTGTTGCAACAAAAGGTAATCCATTTATCATCAGCGGATCTACACCATCTTCGATGTCGCAATCAAAGATACCTTTGTTTGAGCCTTGTGTATCGAAGAGGTCAATCGTCTCAGATGATACAGGTGTGATGTATGCGTCACCCAATGGGGTTGTAAAGATCTCTCAGGGATTTGCTGGGGTAACAACAAATGGACTGTTCACTCGTGATGAGTGGCAGTTGAAGTATCCGGATACCATGCTGGGCGCTGTATTAGATGGAGCGTACTATCTTTTCTGGAGGGATCAGGTTAACGATGTAGAAGAGTGCCTGATTCTTGATAGAAATGAAGCAGCATCAGCATTAACCACAACGAACATTTACTCAAATGCTGTTTTTGTAGACCCAACTACTGCTCAGTTGTATATTGAGTATGAAGGTGTTGTAAATGAGTGGGAGGGGGACTCTAAAAACTACATTCTGTATGACTGGACATCCAAGCAGTTCGTGCTTCCACGGCCAGTTAATTTTGCAGCAATACAAGTAGATGCCGTATTTGAGGATGCGACTCTAGCCACAACACTACAGGCTGAGGTTGATGCTGTTATTGCTTCAAACCAAGCCATCTTCGCATCTGGTGTTAATTTACTTTCAACACTTGGTAGTGTTGCTATTGGACAGATTGTGCTTGGCGGATCTATTCTTCAAAAAATTCCCGGGGGCATAGGATCTCGATCATTGCAAGTAAAAATTTATTGCAATGAAATTTTGGTCGCAACCAAATCCATAACTGATAGATCCACATATAGACTGCCGTCAGGATTTAAGGGTGACAGATGGCAATTTAGATTTAGTGGTAATGTTCCATTGAGAGCATTCAAGATAGCAGAGACAGCCAAAGAACTTGCTCAGCTATGAAAAAGCCAGCCATACCGACAACTCTAAGTATTCAGGATATTTCCATAGCCACAATACTTAGGCCGATGAAAGAGAACTTAGAGATCATCACCGGCATTCGTGATGGAGCCATAACCCAGTTGCCAACAGATGCAACTCTTGCACAGACAGTAGCAAAAATTAACGAGATCATCACAAGGCTTAACTTCAATGAATGACGATATAGAGTTCCTTGCGTTTGCAATGCGCGGAGACATGGACGCAGTTGGTCTTGTAATGTCTATTGTAAAAATCGTCGATGTTTGGGACAACCTTGTAGACAAAGACAAGCCAGTAAGCGATGAGGAAATTAACCAAGCATTCTGGCTGGCGCTTGTTGATATTCCAAAGAACCCAGCATTTCGCAGGTATCAGCTAGACGTAACCACTGTTATAAGCACAGGAATAATCAACTGGCATGTAGCCAACAAGCTTCAAAAAGGCGATGACCATGCGAAACAGATTGCTCATGTGATCCGCTATTCAATAGCAGACATCGCTCTGTACTTAGCATCGGCAATAGGTGGCCCAGAGTGGGCGGCTGAGGTAGGCCCTGAACTTCGTCTTCGATCACAGAAAGACAAGCTAGAGAACTTCATGAAGGAAATGAAATGAAAGTTAAAACCAAAAAACAAATCGCTCAATATAAGCTCGACTATCTTATGGAGCAGAACGGGTCATGTGGGTCATCTGTTTGCCAGCTCGATTTTGGCGGTGATTCGCCACCCGCACCTAATCCAAATCCGGGGATGATCGCAGCAGCAGAAGCCAGCAAAGAAGTTGGACAGATGCAAAAAGATGTTGCTATGGAGTATCTGAACTTCTCCAAAGAGCAGTATGCTGACTTCAAGGATGACCTAAAAGAAATTGCCGTAGCTCAGAAAAAGATCATGTCTGATACTGCAAAGCGAGCAGAAGAGTACGCGACATACGAGCGCGAGACATTCCGCCCTTTAGAGAAAAGACTTGTATCTGAGGCGGAAGAATTCAATACTGCCGCTAAACAGGAACAGATGGCCTCTCAGGGTATGGCTGACGTAGCCAGTGCCTATCAGGTTCAGCGCCAGCAGGCTTTGGACACGATGGCTAAGTACGGCATCAATCCAAACTCTGCTCGCTTTGCTGCAATCAATGCTCAGCTTGGTCAAGGTGAGGCTGCATCTCGTGCTGGTGCAGCTACTAAATCAAGAATCGCCTCCGAGGAGATGGGTCGCGCTCGTTTGTACGATGCTGCCGCTCTGGGTCGCGGACTTGCATCCAACGCTACGGCAGCAGCAGGAACAGCCACAGCAGCAGGAACAGCAGCAGGAGGAAGCTACACAGCTCCTGCTGAGTACATGAGCAAATCCTACGGACAGGCTGGAAATATGCTGGGTGGAGCTTCTTCATCTTTCGGTACAGCCGGAAACATCTACGGACAAGAGTTCGGCTCAAGGATGCAGGGTTACAACGCACAGATGGCAAACCAATCAGATATGTTTGGTGCTCTAGGAGGTATTGCTGGTATGTACGCAGGATCTGCTGGCGGCTCTGCGGCAATCTCCTCCTTCTTTGCTGATGGTGGAAATGTCAAACGCCTTGGTCGCAAAGGCAAGGTCAGCGGCCCAGGTGGGCCTGTTGATGACAAGATCCCAGCCATGCTGTCAGACGGAGAGTACGTTATCCCAGCAGACACGGTAAAAGCAATCGGAGTCAAGAAGCTCGACAAGTTGGTCAAGGCGACTCACACTCCAGCGGCTGTTCAAAAACGCAGAGCACTGAATAAAAGGAGCGCATGATGGCAACAGGATTAGGAGCCTTCGTAAAAGGCGCGGTCGAGGGTTACAAGACCAGCAAAGAGATGTCTCGCATGGATGCCTTGCAGAAGCGCGAAGAAGAGCGAGACGAAAGAGAGCGCCAGCGTTTTGCCTTGGAACAAACAAGGGCGCAGCGAGAAGAAGAGCAGGCTAGGATTGCCAGTGAAGCTCAGGCAGAAGCTCTTTCTGTTCTGGAAGATGCCAAGCGCGGCACTGGTAAATTCGCTTCGCTCGCAGACCCCGCCGCTCTTCAGGCGCAGCAGCAGGCCACCCAATCTGTTGAACAGAAGGCTGGCATGAGTTACGACAGAGCAGAGGCTCGACGACTTGGTAGGACAGGCGTAGATGAGACCCAGACAGCTTCGGTTACTCCGCAAGAGGAGAACCTCTTCAAGTCAGGCGGCGAGGGCTTGTACAAAAATCAGACCGCTGCTGACAATCTGAAGTACCAGCTAATTGGTGATGCAATGAAGAAGTCTCTCCTTGCAAAAGGTGACTTCGGACGAGCCATGATGGTTGACCAAGACGTTGAGAAGATGAAAGAGCAGGGATACGAGCTTGTTCGCAAGAAAGCCGCTGCTCTTGTTATGGCTGGCGCACCACCTGACTCTGTTATCCCTGCACTCCAAAAGGTGTATGGGTTTGTTGATGACGGCAAGTCCATTGATCCAACCAAATCAACATACGATGCAAAAACTGGCACATACAACCTGAGTGTTGTTGACCAGAAGACTGGCAAAGTTGAAGTCCGACCTTTGAACCAGCAGGCAATGCTTTCTGCTTTGAATCAACTCGATCCAGTTAAGGTTCTTGAGTTGAACATTGGATCTCAACGTCGAACAGAAGATCTTGCAATAGCAGCAGCCAACCGAAAAGAAGATGTTGCTCTTCAGAGAGAGAAGATTGGTGTCGAGCGCATAGGTGCTCTTGCAACAAGAGATCTTCGTTCCGCTCAGAGGGCTGCTCTAGACGATCAAGTCAAAGGTGCTGATGTCAGGGCCAAGGTAGAGAGCATCACAAAGAGCTTCCCGAACGCCGACAGGGTTCTCAAGCTAGAGGAGAGTGTTGGGCCAGATGTCGAGGCGACAAAACTATCTATCCAAAATGATACTGTTGGTAGAAATATCGCAGTCAATCTGGCCTCTTTGAATCCAAAAACTGATCCGCAGATTTTGATTGGTGCTGCCAAGGCCGCCGCATCAGGCAAATTACCTGCGAAAAAGTCTGATCCAAAAACAGGGCGTTCGTATTTTGACTACGGCGGCGTACAAATCTTCGCTGATTAAAGAGGCAATCAATGGCAACAGGTCTTTCGTTATTTGGCGATGAGGACATCGACAGAGAAAATGACTCTCTCTATCTGTCAAAAGATGAAGCTCTAAGAACTGAGGTTCTTCCCAGATCTTATGGCGGGGACGTAAAACCCAGAACCGCCATCTCTACCCCGTCATCATCGGCTTCAATGCAACAGACTGGCTCGGCCAATCTTTTCTCTTTGGACGATCTCATGGGATCTGCTGTCCGTCAACCACCTCCATCGGAGACTGCGACAGCAAAGCCCAGCGAGATGTTCAGCGTCAATGATCTGATGGGCATAAAGTCTTCTCCAGCAACTACGCCAGTTGAGAAAGCTCCAACCGAAGATACCGGCGACTTCATGCGAGGCGGCGGCACAGCACTGGCACAGACCCCAGCCTTAGCATTTGGCGCTCTTGGCTTTGTTGGAGCTGCTGGTGAGAAAGCCTTTGGTACTGGCGGAGCCATGACTTCGCTGAAGAACTATGGCCTGAGAGAGTACGGCAGCCGAATGAAAGAGATCGGCGCAACAGCCAAGGACACAGACGATGTGACCAAGGCTTGGGATAAGGCCAAGCAGGGCGATCTTGGTGCTTTGGTTGACTGGGCGCAGTATGGCGTTGGTTATCTTGGCGGCAGCATCGTCGAGACGGTCGCCACATCCGCCCTTGGATCTGCCATCGGTGGACTTACTGCTGGCCCTGCCGGTGCTGTGGCTGGCGCTGGCGCTGGCGCTGTTGGAAAGCAGGCCGTTCAAGGTGTTGCCAAGAATCTGATCGAAGGAATGGTCGCCAAAGAAGCCGCTAAGCTGGCTGAAAAAGAAGGCGCTGAGTTTGCAACGGAACAGATGCTCAAGCAGGCCACAAAGACTGTCGCCAAGAACATTGGCGCTGGTACTGCTCTGGTTGGCTCCGGCATCATCAAGTCAACTGGCGGTATTTATGGCGAGGCAGAAGAGCAGGCAGGGAAAGAAGGACGCGAACTGACTGGCGGTGATCTAGCTCGAATCTTTGGATCTGGCGTTGTTGCCGGTCTGTCTGAGGCGGCGGTTGATCGCCTTGGCTTGAGCGTTGCGGCTGGCAAGATCAATATCCCCGGCGCTGGTCGCCCCGGTCGTGCGTTGATTGGCGGTGCGGCTGGTGTTGGTATTGAGGGTGGTCAAGAACTATTCCAGACAGCCATTGAGCGTTTCGGCGCAGGCAAAGATCTCGCTGGCGAAGATGCCATGAACGAGTACATCAACGCTTTTGCTTTGGGTGGCTTGGGCGGCGGCACTATTGGAGCTGCGGTCGGCGCTTTCCGTGGAGGCAAGACATCCCCCGACAGAGTTCGACAGATTCTGGATCAAGCTCAGGCCGACATGACTTCTGATGATGGTCGTCAGGAGCTGTTCGATTCGATGCTTGATGATCCAAGCCTTGGCCCAATCCTTCAGGCCAACGGTATTGAGTCTGGCGACGATCCCAGATTCCAGAATGTAGTCACCAAGGCACTGGCTACCCAGCGCATGTTGGTTGACCTTGAGGCTCCAACTCCTGAAGCCAGAGCTGAAACCAGAAAGCAACGTGAGGCTGATGTCCTTGCCGCCTTTGGCGAGACAGCATCCACCGCAGTCGGCGGAGATACAGGCGCAATCGAGCCTGTCATCCAGCGAGCCAGCGTAACTCCCAATCTTGAGACCCGCACCCTAGAAGGTGAAGCTCAGCCAGTGATCCTGCCAGAGACGACAGGCGGTCAGGCTGGTACGGTGGCTCTGTCTCCTGAAGACTTGGTTGCCAGACAGCAAGGCTTCGAGCCATTGGTCGGCATCACAACAGACGCAGGCCCTGTCGGGAACAGATTCCCCTCATCCCAGGCTGCCGAGACTTTTCTGTTTGGCCCGAAGGACGCAAAGACAGGCCAGCGCAGTGGCGGCTATGCTCAAACCAACTTGGCTGGTCAGGGTCTTGATGCCAGAATCCGTCAGGGCAAACGCTCCAAAGCCGAAGGCGGCGGCACGTTCTATTTTGTGGAGACCCGCAAGAGTCCAGCGGAAGTTACTCCTGCGGCAGCTCCGGTAGTAACACCATCTGCTCCGGTAGCAACCGCCGCTGCTCCGGTAGTAGCTCCACCCACTCCAGTTAACGAGGCTGGGTTTATTACAGAGCCTCCAGCACAGGTATCAGCACAAGTCGAAGCAGTACGCATCGGAACAAAGTCGATTGTTGTCACGACCAAGAATGATCTAAAGGGCGTAAGCACCAAAGGATTGACTCGCGTCACTGTAAAAGACCCAGAGACACAGGTTGAATCTGTTCTTGTTTCAAAGGACAAGACAATTGGCGCAAAGGCTCAGAAGCTGATTGCAGATGTTGGATTCAAGCCAGCGATGGGTCGGTTGCTTGGATATGTCGAGCCGACTGCAACTACCACCCAACCCGCTGACGCTGTTGTTGTTCAACAGAAGGATGTGGCAGGAAACATAATCCAAGAGGAGATAGTTCCTGCGGCAAAAGCTGGCCGTGTAAAGAAGATCAAAGGCACAACTACAACCGTCACGACTCCCGCCGTTGCTGCGGCAGAGAGACAAGTTCAAACTCAAGGAGAGCCAGATGCCACTCAAACAAGGCAAGTCACAGAAGGTGGTCAGCCAAAACGTAAAGACACTGGTGGACGACTTCCAGAAGTCAGGGAAGATCGGGTCGTCACGCCCCAAGAGCAAACAGGCGGCGGTCAAACAGGCGGTGGCAATCAGCCTGTCGAAGGCGGGGCGCAGCCGCAAGAAGTCGTAGCAGAAGAAATAGATAGGGAAGGTGCGGCCAAGGTCGCCAAATCTAACTTTGAAACTGC